AGGTGGACGTCGTACAAAACGTCATAATAAGAAATACAGATCTACATTCAAACGTCGTCGTGTTGGAAAAACTTTAAAAAATAAAGTAAAGAAATCACACAAGAAAAAAACGTATAAGAAGTAAATATATTATTTCGTTGATTTAGTTGAATATATTAAAATATATATTCAACCAATAGTATTTTGAATTCAATAATTTAGTTTGTTAGATAGTTATTTAGAATAGTATCTATTTATAATATAAATACATATGTCTGAAAAAGAGGAAACACCTACTATAAATGATAATTTAGAATTAGAATTAGGTGATATTATAGAAATCATCGCACCAACAAATCCTGAAATTCACGAAGTATCTTTTTTTGTTCATTATATTGACGATGAATTTATCAAACTTATTAATATTTCAAATAGAGAACATAAGAACCTTTATATTACAGAATCAGGTGATTTATCAGATGAATCAATTCAACATGTTAATTTATTAAGTAGAAGTGAAGAACCTGGATTTGCCAAACAGCATAACTTATTAATAAATACTTGGGTAGAATTATATTTTAGTGGTGTTGTTTCTACAACAGTTACTGGAGAGATTACAGATTTAATAAATGATCAAATTGAAATTACAACTTACCCAGATTTGGATATTATATACATAGATTTTGAATATAAAGGTTTACCAAAACATTTACCTTTGGAGAAAATTATTATACGTCCTAAACCAGCAGGTTTAGATAGTCTAAAAGGATTAAGTAAAGAAGATTTAGACGAAGATGAAGAAACTCAAAAACCAAATGAAGAAATGGTGGAATATTTGGAAAATGGTGAATCTATAAATCATTTGCCGGATGATGCAGAAGCGGATGAAAACATAAGAGATACATTACGTTCAGCATATACAAAAGCTAATAATATAATTTTTGGTTCAAGATTAGAAGAGATTCAATTGATTCATGAATTGCCTGAAAATCAAAGACGTTATGGTATTGAAACACAAACAAATAGTTTGTTGGATGAATTATTATCGACAATTCCAACTTCTCAACGTACGGATAGTATTTTAAATAAGATTCATATGATGATAGAACGTTTTAAAGAGTTGCGTGAAGATTTTTCAATTTTTGATGAAAGTGGAGATGTAATTAGAGCAAAGATACATGATGAGAATTTTCATAAACCATTAATTGAACATATTTCAAATATGGACACAAAACTTCGTTGGTTGGTACCTACATCCTTTATTAATAAAAAAATATATGAAGATGTAACTGCGGATGATAAGATTCATACAATTTCTGAAAATGATAATGATATTACATTAATACAAGACAAACACGTATTAGATGTTTACAATAACATGTATAATTACAACAACGAAGGAAATAATATATATATTTCAAAAACACAGGAATTAAGTAACATTTTCACACCATTTAATGATACAAAACGCCGTGATTATATAGATCAACGTCCCGTAGAAACAGATATAGAAAGTATATTAACTAATTTAGATAATTTTGAAAGTAGTGTATTGAAAGGTTCTTTGAAACAAATGGAAATAGTGAAACGTAAGTTTATCATACAAAAGTATTGTTTGAATATGACGAAATTGGTAAAAGAAATGGTAGATGGTAAAGAGCGTGCTATTGTTCGTCCTCTTTATAAAAATGATAAAATCGCAGTAAAATCATTTGTATCTATGCCTATGTGTGTTATGAAATTTAGTGCGATTGATATGCCGGGAACATCTTTGTATGAAAAGACAAAATTACATCGTGATTTTTTTATGATTTCTCGTGTTCTAAGAAAAAACACTCGAATTTTGCCTAAAGTAATAGAAGATTTTAAAAAAGAAATTGATTACGACGATAAAGAAAATGAATCTTCATTTTTACAAAACATTAGTGAATATATTTTAGATGAACATATCGAAGATCCAAATAAATACCACAAGTTTTTGAAAGTTATTATTCCTAATACTTGGATGTTGATTAAGATTACACGTAAATATTTACAATATGATTTATCATTTAAAAATGCAGTCGATATTTTAGAGCCATTTTTAGTATACTCTAATGATATTACTTATCCTCAATATAAACAGATTCGTCATTTTTTGAAAGAAAGAATTAAAGAATTAAAAAAAGAGATTGAATCAAGTGGAGAAGAATTTGATAAATATAAAAATGAAAAATATCATATAAATCGAGAACCTTTATTAATAATACGTTTATTATTGGAAAAAGAAGATGTTCTAAAAAAATGTTTAACTGGTTATAAATTACCAAACAGAGAACTTTTAGAAGAAAACTATTCTTCACAAGAAATTTTAAAATTCATGTTAGATTTTGATAATGGAGTTCTTCTTACACAATTAATTGCATCTTTATTGACATCTTTAATGACACCTAATAATTTAGCAACAATTTTAGAAGAAGGATCTTCGGAACAATATGATGAAACAGATAAAAATGAAAAAATAAAAGCTAAAGATTGTAATCAAAGAGTTTTAACCAAAAAATATTCTAGTGTTGTAGATCTTCAAAAAGATAATCATAATGATGAAGTATATTATGACGAAGAGTTTGATGATACTCCTTATTACATTATGGAAAAATATAAACAACAACAAAAGGAAAAATTACCAGAAAAATTTCCCGGATGGTTAAAAGAGATTTTAGTAGAAAAACATGATTGTCCAGAATCTATGGCAAAAGAGATGGCAGAAAGATTAATTGCAAATAAACGAAAGGTTGAAGAAGGTGAATATGCTTTATTGGAGGTAACACCAAAATTGCCAAAAAATATTGATATGGATGATTTGTCTGAAAAAGAGCGTGAAAAGGTAGAACAAGAATCGGATGTTAGAAAAAAAATAAAATTTTTCCAAAGAAAGAAAGGATATTGGGTTGAAGACAAAGATATTGATGAAGAATCATTTATGGATTCAAGTACACTTTTCTGTAATTTATCTAAAAAATGTTTTCAAAATATAAAAAATCCAATTACAGGTAATGATTGTGAAACTACAAAAGATGCTGAAAAACGAATGGGTGAATTATTACGTAAGAAAGCATTAAAGGAATTTGATAGACGTTATGAATTAAGTAAAGAAGACAATATTGAAAACTTGGAAAAGCAAATAATCAAACATATGAAATACATTCATCGATTAAATGCTTTGAATCATACAGAATTGTATAAATATAATAATATTGCTTATCATATTGGATTAGGTGTAAGAACTATAGATGAGAATATTATTCGTTCTCCATATTTGAAATTAAAAGACAATATTATGAGTCAGTCGGATTTTTCGAAAAAACAACATGATATATTAAAATTTTATGAAAAGTTTTGTAGAGAACCAAGAACAACAGAAGATTTCAAAGAAGATTACTATTTTAAGTATTGTCGTGAAACAGATACAAAACTTATTGCATCATTTCATATTATATTAGCACAAGCATATGTTTTATACGGAGAAACTGAATATGCTAATACTTTGGATATTGTATGTGCTGAACGAGGTCGATTGAGTGAAAATGGTGATGCTATTATAGATAAATTTGGAAGTGGTGAAGAAATATGTAAAATAGATAATGTTGAAGAACAGCAATTTACAGAAGAAGGATTTAGAGTATCCACAAATGCAGTTATGGAAAAAGATACAAGCGAAGTAATTCTTGAGAAATTAAAAAGTAAAAAGGCTAAAGTGTTTGAAAATGAAAAGATGGAAGAAATTTATCGTATTTACATAGCTTTAGCTACCAATATTGGAGTTCCTTTGAATGATTTTGAAGATAAAGTGTTACGTTTGTCTTATGAATTATGTTCGAAAAATATTGTAGATAAAGAGGAATATGAAGAATATATAAAACAAACCAAAGCAAAAACAGGAAAAACGCCTGTATCTTATGCTAAAAAGAAAAATAAGACTATGATTCAAATAATAGCATCTGTATTGTTAGTAAATATTCAAACAACTATTCCATCATTTCAAACTAAAAAAACATTTCCTGGATGTATACGATCGTTTGATGGATTTCCTTTGACAGGTCCGGAAAATATAGAAGGACTTCAATATTTGGGTTGTGTAATAGATAAAATGAAAGCTTCCTATGAGCCATGGGATTCAATAGGAAAAACAGGCGCAACCGTTTTGACAGATCAATTAAGAACAATAGTTGATTCAATTGTTATGAAAGATAACGAAATAGATGAAATGTATTTGAAAAAACGTGAATATATGTTAAATCATCCAATACGAGAAATACCAGACGATTATGTAATAGAAAAATGGCGTCATTTTATGCCTCCCCTTATTGATACAAATATAATTAAAGGATTAAAAAGTGTAGCCCAAGATTTTTCCAAAGAATACATGGAATTATTAAGAAGTGGAAAGAAAGATCAACATAAAGATTTTATGGTTTTGAAAAGTAAAGTTTCTTATTATTCATATGGAATCATGGAAGCAATACAAGAACTCATCAATAAAAAAGATTTATTATTGAAAACAAGTGGAAATGAACCATTTTTACAAAATGCTTGTTGTAATGATAATGAAACAAATAATCCTATTTATTATTTTATTGAAGAAAATCAGAGTATTGATCATTATGTGCGTGTTATTAAATCTTTATCTGGCTTAATTGAATATACAAATAAATTATCACGTGCAACATTATTAGTTCATGAATCAAAGTTGTCTGTAAATACTAAAACATTATTACCTAAAGATCCTATTGAAGAAAATATCTATTTGGCATTCATACATTATTGTGGATTAGACAAAGGATTGCCTATACCTGAAAAGTATCATGCTTATTTTCAAGAAATACCAATAGGATATGATCCAAAGGCTTCATTAGAAGAAAAAATATCATTTTTGAAACGTGATGCTCACAAGAATTTTTCATTAGAAGATTATTTAAATTTCATGCAAATTGTCTCTCAAAGTAACATAATAGAAATAGTAGATACAAGTATAGAAGAAACAGTTAAATATGATGCTGTAGGTTCTTTAAAAGATATATTAAATGTATTGGAAAAACAAGAATTATCTTTTTCATCTGAAGAGTTCATAGAATTAATGCGTGGAGTATTAGATAAATATAAAGAAAACAAAATGTATTTGTATGATCCTAGTTCTGCAGATAATGATGATGAAGGAGTTCAAAAACATTATGCATTATCTATGAGAAAGTTGAAAGATTATTTAGCGGAAGAAAATTTACGTAAATACGAGGCAATAATGCGATTTTTGAATAAAAACGGTGAAATGCGAAATCGTGATTATGATAAATTACATGATTATTTTAATGAATTAACTAAATGGGAATTAGATAAAGATAAAAATCAATATTGTGATGAAGGAATGTACACAATTGTAAACTATATGAGAAATTTCGTATATAATATGACTCATTTATATCCAAATTTAATCATACACGAAAAGGTGAATAACAATCGTGTATTTGATAAATATTGGGGTTTAGGAGAAAATGATGCAAATGAGATTCGCGAAAACATTAATAAATATTATGATCAATTTAAACCTTTCTTTAGTGATATTGGTTTAGAGAGATTTTTACGAGAAATGCAACGTCGATTAAAAGATGTACGATTATTTATAGATGTTTTACCAATTTTCAATTCAATCCATAAAAAAGAACACGTCTTTTATAGTTTGTTTGATAAATCTACTTTGTATATGTTAATGAATTATGTATTATATTCGGTTGTCCACGAATATATAGAAGGAGCAAATAATAATGAATTGTTAACACAAGATATTCAAGAACAAAAACAAGAACGTCGTCAAGCAATAAAGGATAATAACGATCCTGCTTTATCCAATTATGAAACTTCATATGAAAATATTGATATGGATGAAAATGAAGAAGTTTATAATGAAATGGCCGAAGTTCATATTGAAATGGGTAATCGTGAAGAATTCAAAAAACGTGTTGGTTCTATGTTGAAAGTATTTTTAGAAATAGCTATGAATAATAAATCTATATTTAATTTCGAATATTCAAGTATTATTGAAAAAACACATAAATATAAACAAAAAGAAAAATCACGTATTGTTGAAAGATTACGTAGCATGTCTATTGAAGAACGTAGAGTAGAGAATATGAAAAAAACTTATAAATTAGGTGAATGGAATGTAGGACAAAATAAAGGATTATTTGTTTATGATGTTACTACAAGTGATCGTGAACGTACAGAAAATATTTTACAAGGTTTTGTAGATATTGATACAGAAATACAAGAAGAAACGGATTATGATGAAAATATGGAAGATGAAAACGAGGCTTTAAACATAAATGGATTGAGTGAAAATTACATGGATGGACAATATTATAGTGAAGACGAAGAAGAATTTTGAAATTTTTAAATTCGAAGACATTATGTTTATTGACTTTGATTAAATGATTTAGAAAGAAAAACACATATAATAAGTAGTATCATATTTTTGATAATATAAAATATTATGTATTTTACATTATGTATTGCAACAAAGGATCGATTTGACAATTATTTACGATGGTATTTACCTAGATTTTTATGTGTTTCATACATAAATGAAATTATTATAAGTGATGATGATGAAGATGGTAAAGACGTTGAAAAAATTAAAACTAATTTTCCATTTCCGACTATCAATATAAAAACAGTAATTAATAAAGGTCAACACGGTCCATTTATGAACAAATTAAATGCTTGTAAACATGCAACAAATGAATGGATTATATTAATGGATTCAGATAATTGTGCAAATGAAATTTATTTTAAATCAGCATATGATTATATTCAAGCAAATAAAATCAATAAAACATCATTATTGGTTCCGTGTAATGCGGATCCACATTATGACTTTAGACATTTCAATAATATGGTTTATAAGAAGGGTTTATTATCTGAATTTGACGAATATGAAAAACGTGAAATGGGTGAACGAGCGCCTTTACGAGTATTAATGAATACAGGTAATTATATATTAAATAAGTATTTAATAGACAATTTGAATATTGAAAATGAGTTGGATTCTATTCATATGTCATCAGCTTGTGATGTAGTGTATATGAACATATTGTTTATGGAACAAATGGATGCAGAATTTCATGTAGTACCTAATATGGAATATGAGCATTCTGTTCATGCTAGTAGTACATATTTAACAACATGTAAAGATTATCCAGAATTTAACGAAACAATAAATAAAAGATTCGAAAATTTAGGATAGACTAAGAAATGCGAAAACTAGTAAACAATAAATTTCCTCATAATATAGTAGAAAGGAAACTGATGGATTTAAAAAGTAATTTGGTATATGTTCGATACAATAGAGTTATGTTTGCAATACTTATATTTTTGATATTGTTTTCCCTTGTACATTATAGTAAACCTGGTTTTGCATACAATCGTCATGGTGGTTTTCGTACATTTGGTATTGGATATAAACATAAAACAGTTGTACCTATATGGTTAATTGCAATTATATTGGCAATTTTTTGTTATTTATTTGTTTTATATATTTAGATATGTTTCTTTTAACTCAAGTTTATATGATTTAAATAAAAAAGTAAATAATTATATATTTTTGATTTTATATAATTATTAATAAAGTAAATAATGGAATATAATCCAAGATTAATAGAACCGGGTGCAAAAAATTACATGACAAATTTATTATCAAAGTGTCATGATAACAGAGTATCTATTTATTTATATATTTTAAATGTTGGCACTTTAGTAATTTTTATAGGAATAGTAGCTCTTATATTATATTATTGTCATAAGAATAAGATAACACCAACAGAAGAAGCATATAAAATGCAAAAAGAACAACAATATATTTTATCAAAAATAAGATATTATAAGGATCATCAACATAGTATTAATTCTAAAGCATCAATAACTGGTTTACCAACAACTGATTTACGACCAGTATAAAGACTATAATTAAATTATGTTTTTTTATGATATATAATCTATGATTTTAGTATAGATTATATAAGTATATATAAATGAATTTGTTTGATAGAGACCGTGAAACAGCAATAGAAGAAAACAGCGGACAAAAAACAATATTTGATGTATTAGAGAACTTATTTGCAACAGATACTGATATTTTTTTTAAAGAGCCTTTGGTTGGAGATATTGATTTAGAAGTATTAAAAGAATGTAATTTTACAAATGTTGAAAAATTAAGATTTTCACCAGGTAAAATAACTAGTCTTAAGAATATTCCAACACATATTAAAGAACTTTCGTGTCCAAAAAATCTATTAAATAGTTTGGAAAATATACCAGAAACTTTAGAATTATTGGATTTGGAAGGAAATGGTATAAAATCGTTGGACCTTTCAAAATTAAAAGATTTAAAAGTTATTAAAGTATCTGAAAATGTATTGATAGAATTAGAAAATCTTCCACAAAGTTTAGAACAATTATTTTGTAACAATAATGATTTAAGAAAATTGGATTTGGATGGTTTAACTAAATTGAATGTATTACATTGTTCAGGTAATCGTTCTATGACTATTCATAATATGCCAGAAAATGTATCTGATTTCAATAATGATAATTTACCTACTAATGAAATATTACGTTCTAGAAATAATGATGAAGAAGAAGATATTCCACAATATGATGTTTATGAATCTTTGGATAAATATTTTAAATTAAAAATACAATATGAAGAACGTGTAAAATCTCAAAAACGAGCATTATTTAAAAGAATTGGCAATAAATCTGTATTTAAAAAAGAAGTGGTTAAATTAAAACCTTTATGTATTAATTGTAAAAGACCTGTTGGTACTATTTTTTCAAACAAAAACCGTACATATACTGCTATTTGTGGTGCTGCTGGTAATTCGGGATGTAATTTGAATATTAAAATATATATGGGAGAACATGATAATTTGATTGATTCTATAAAATTGTTTGAAGATGGAGTAGAAGAAAATAAAGAAAATATTATTAAAATGAAAATGGATACTTTGTTGGATTATGTTAGTGAATCTAAAATTTCAAAAGATTTCAAAGAAGAATATGATGAATATAATTCGAATAATATGTTATTGCTTGATTTCAAAAAACAATATGATGAATTACATTTTTCGAAAGATAAACAAGAAAAAATGGAAATTAAAAAAATTGAGATCCATAAAATTATTTCACATATTCAAGAATTATTAAAAGAGTATAAAAAAAATAATCAAAGAGATATTTTGAAAGATGTTATAGATATTTATCAAAAACAACTTATGTCAGAAATTTTAAATTTAAGACATTTGAAATACTCTGTTATGACTATTGAAGAAAACAAACAAGATGGAAAATCTTATTTATTTCAAAATGATATTTATTTAAATGAAATAGATATTAATTTAGGAGAACAACCAAAAGTTATTAAATTTTTGGGTAATTTTTAACCAAACCATATAAAGCATTATTTGTATTTAATTTAATGTTACTTAAAATACTATACAATATATCTGTAATTTTGGGAGGTGGTATTTCTTTTGGTTATACTTCAGTAGTTGTTCATCAATTTATTCATAGTAAGTCAAAATACCATCACATATACTTTAATGGTAGTAGATTAGATAATATTACAAATGTATTTAATACAGGATTTTATGTAGGATCTGCATTATCTATTATGTATTTAGTAACAGGTAAACCAATATTTTGTAATTTTATTGAATGTTAAGCAATTAATAGATCTCTTGGATTATCTATATTTATACCATAAATATTTCATGACTATATTTTAATTATAAAAAAATTTCCTATAATTAAAAAATTGATCTCCATTTTTATAAATAAAATAACTGCATAAACCTCTTGTATACACATACATAATAATGTCTACTGCTACCGAAATGAATACTCAAGTTCCAGTTATTGATACTCCAGTTGTTAAGGCAAAGCCTTTAGCTGCAAAGTATAAGAATTATACTAAGTTTGCTTATTGGTTCATTAAACGTCTTCAATCTGAGGATACAATTCAAGGAGACTTCCAGTCAGTTATCAAGTCTTTAGGTATTTACTTGAATGACGTTGATGAAAAACAGGTATTGTTTGATGATTTTGAAAATGATTCTAAAGAAATTGATAAAGAAATGAAGCAACTTGTTAAGGTTTATAACAAGCCTGCACCTAAACCAAGAAAGTCTTCAAAGAAAAAGGTTGTTGAAACGGATGTTGTTGAAACTCCAGAAAAAGTTCAAACTCCAGAAATAGTTGAAACTGTTCTTGAAAAGGTTCTTGAAACTACTGTTGAAAAGGTCGTTGAAACTGATGTTGAAGCTGAATCGGAACCTGTTAAGAAAGAACGTAAGAAAACTAATAAGAAAAAAGTTGTTGTAGAAGCAGATAATATTGTTGCACAAATTGTAGAAGCTGCAAATAGTTGTTCTATTGAAGCTCCAGATAATTTGGAAACTACAACTTCTCCAAAGGTAAAGAAGGAAAAGAAGTCTCGAAAGAAATCTACTTCTCTTCCTACTGTTGCTGAATCCAAAGATGAAAATGTTATTGAAACTGTTGTAACTTTGGACCGAAAGGAATCTTTAGATGAGTTGGATGCAACAACCAGCCCTGAAACTAAAAAGAAAGTAGTAAAAAAAACTTCTAAGAAATCTAAAGATGAAGAACCTGTTAAAGAGTCAGAACCAATATTGACTCAAGAACAAAAATCTGTGTTAGATGAATTAGAAGTAGAGACTTATGATGAATAAATAAAAAATAGTTAATTAAATAGTAGCTAGGAAATAAATAATTTTTTATTGTATTTATTAATTTACAAAGAAACTCCTAAACAAGTTCTATAAATTGATTTAGGTTGTTCTTCTGGTTCCACACAAAACTCATCATAAAAATTATCAAACAAATCATCATTAGGAAATTCTACGGTTTTATTTCTTTTATTTATAGTACCGCTAAATTTTAAAATTCGATTTTTCCATATTGGTGAATATGCAGCATGAGCTAACCAATTATTCCTAAATGCATCTATAACTTTTTTATTTTGTTTTTCATCAATATTTGATAAAACTTGATAACAACAAACTTTAGGTAAAAAGTGAAAATTCATAGGTATAGATTTAGAAGTTTCATATTTTTCTATTTTATCATTATCAATATTTGTTATATATAATCTATTATTTTTGAATTCAACATCAGATATTTCTGGAATTGCACAAATGTTTGAAACAAATAATGATACTAATTCAGGACAATTACCTTTAGATACATATAATTTGTACATAGTTTCATACAAATTATAATAATCAGTATATTTCAACTTTATTGTTTGAAACATTAATGTAAATGTTTTTTTATGAAATCCAGACCAATATAATTCAAATGCCCAAAATAAAGCTTCATCTTCATTTTGTTTTAATAAAGATGATACTAAACTTCGAGACACCGAAGATTCATCATATAAATATCTAGTAAAAATTACAGTCATTATTGATTATTGTAGTGTGTATGATACTTTTAAAAAAAAATCTATCAATTTTTTATATGTCTCGAGTTTTTTCTTTAAAGAGTAGAGTTACAAACGCCATCGTTAGAGAAAACGAAAATTTAAATAATTACTTACAGCCAGTTGGAGCTGGCAGAGCTGCACGTGGAATAACGCAAGGAGGTGGAGGAGGTAACGGCGCTCCTGGTGCTCCTGGTGCTGATGGTGCTGATGGTGCTCCTGGTGCTCCTGGCGCTGATGGTGCTCCTGGTGCTGATGGTGCTCCTGGTGCTCCTGGCGCTGATGGCTCTCCTGGTTCTCCTGGTTCTCCTGGTCCAACTGGTCCTGCTGGTCCTGCTGGCGCTGATGGTGCTGATGGTGCTCCTGGTGCTGATGGATCTCCTGGTGCTGATGGTGCTGATGGTGCTCCTGGTGCTGATGGAACTCCCGGAGGTCCTACTGGTCCTACCGGTCCTGCTGGTGTAGATGGTGCTCCTGGTCCTGAAGGTCCTGCAGGTGGTCCTACTGGTGCCGATGGTTCTCCTGGCGCTGATGGTTCTCCTGGCGCTGATGGTGCTGACGGTGCTCCTGGTGCTGATGGCGCTACTGGACCTACTGGACCTTTAGGAACTGGTCCAACTGGTCCTGATGGTGCTCCTGGCGCTGATGGTTCTCCTGGCGCTGATGGTGCTGATGGCGCTCCTGGAGTTACTGGACCTACTGGACCTGATGGTACTCAAGGTAATCCTGGTGCTGATGGCGCTCCTGGCGCTGATGGTTCTCCTGGCGCTGATGGTGCTGATGGTTCTCCTGGTGCTGACGGAGCTCCTGGTGCTGATGGCGCTCCTGGAGTTACTGGACCTACTGGGCCTGATGGTACTCAAGGTAATCCTGGTGCTGATGGCGCTGATGGTTCTCCTGGAGCCGATGGTTCTCCTGGCGCTGATGGTTCTCCTGGCGCTGATGGTGCTACTGGTCCTACTGGTCCAGCGGGTCCAGCATCAGTAGTTGACTCTAATGGTACTATGTCAGCTCATATTATACCAGATACAAATGCAGCTTATGATTTAGGTAACGCTGAATATAAAATAAGACATTTATTTTTGTCTGACAACACCATGTATATTGGTGAAAAACATAGTGTAGGAGTTGATGCTGATGGTGAGTTGAAGTTCCGTAAAAGAAAAACAACTGCTTTACCTGCAGATATTGCTAGCATCGATGGTGCGTCTATTGACGGTGTTATTGCATATGCTAATGCTAATAATACAGCACACAGTACATATCAAATTTTGAGTCAAACATCAGATAATGTTGTTGCTGTACCAAGTACATATTCATTTAATGGTGAATACGACGCAGCAAAAACATTAGGACTCACCAAAGGGTCATATGTATTTTCTGGAAGCTACGATAATCATCCTATTGGATTTATTTTTTCAGACCCTTCACATTTTAATGTCACAGGTGGATCTGTTGATTCAACAGATAGTAATGGCGTTACATATTATACTGGAACCATTACTTTAGAAATATTGGATGATTTCGGAACAGCATCTTACAATTGTGCTACTCATGGATATATGGGAGGTCAAAATAGATTATCATATGTTTCAACAATAGCAACTAATTTATCAGGTGTTACTACCAAGAACATGATTGATTATGCTCAAAGTTTAGGAAATAATACTTTGACAGAACAAGATTTATTTAATGTAAATGACTATGAAGATAATACAAAGGTTATTAAACCAAATACTAAGATTGTTCCAACTATTGCTGGTGGAATTAGTGTAAATGCAACTCCTCAAGCATTATCGATGATTTCATTAGTACCTGGTACATGGATAATAAATGCAAATGTCGGACTTACTTCAACTTCTGGATCTGATAATATATTAACAGGTTTAACACTAAGCGTTGGTGTAGGAGCAGCTGTAATAAATCCAGAAATTTCTATTCAAAAAATATCTACCACTCCAATTTATACACTTGTTGATGGTAATGAAATTTATGAAAATTTATCAACAACACTTGAATTAACCGAACCCACAGATATTCATTTGATGATTGCTGTAACAACAGATGAAGATTTACAAACAACACCTTCTTGTAAATTCTTTGCAAGATTAATTTAATCAAAGGTTACAAAAACATTTTTATTGAAATAATATAGAAATAATTCAATATATATGTCATAAATATATTGAATATGAATCAAATCATACGTACATTAGACCATGAAGAGATGCAAGAAGTGATGGAACATTTTCCTGATATTGAACTTTCTTATGAGACCGTTCCACATAAGAAAGTTTCCAAGTCATACAATTTGTGTATGGCAATTCCGTATGGGGATAAGAAAGTGTTTGTATGGTTTACATATTTAGGTGATCGAGACGTTTGTTTTACATTAGAATTGAATCGTTATAAAAAAGTTACAAAAGTAAATTTAGTAATAATGGATGTGCCATTAATATTAGCAAAAAACACAATATTTTACGGTACAATTTTGGAAAACGGTATTTTTATTATGGAAGATATTTACTATTATCAAGGTGAAACGATGAAGAGTTTATATTTTGGTGAAAAGTTAGGTTTTATGGAATTATTTTTCAAGGATTTAGTAAAATGGTCAAACACAACTTTTGACGAAGATACTTTGAAGATTCCATATGAAATGGGAAAAGATTTAGCACCAAAATTTTTGAAAGTATTTCATTTACCATACATATGGACTATATCAAATAATGAATCGTATGATTGTTTTTATGAAGTTCCAAGTAAATATTTAATGGAAGGATGTTATGAAATACATCATACACAATTTAGATGTTTGAGTGAATTGGCACCTTATATGAATACATTTCCAGTTAGAAAAAACATAATAAAAAAAGTAGATGACAATTCAAAAATAATGATGATGATGCAAAATAGGAAAAATCCGAAATTTCGTATGGATTTTAAAAAACCACAATATAAGATGAAAACCGTTTTTATAGTGAATGCAGATTTACAATACGATGTATATCATTTAAGGGCATATGGTCGTAATAAGTCTCTGATATATTATGATGTTGCATATATTCCAAATTATGATTGTAGTGTTTATATGAATAAATTATTTAGAAACATTAAGGAAAATTTAAATTTAGATTATATTGAAGAGAGTGATGATGAAGAAGACTTTGAAAATATTGCGTTGGATAAATATGTAGATTTAGATAAATCTTTAATGATGGAATTTAACTTTCATTCAAAATTTAAAAAATGGGTACCACAAAAAGTATTACAAGGGAATCAAAAAGTAGTTCATATAAATCAATTAGTAAATGGATTTCAATAATATTTACCTTTTTTTCTTTACAGTATATATAATGACACAGTCTGTATTGCCACAAAGTGCTGTAAGCAGCACACACCCAGGTATGTCCACATTCAATAGTAACCAAGTAGGTGGAAAGAAGAAACGTATTGGAAGACCAAGAAAGCCAGGAAGACCTTCCAAGAAGGCTTTGAAGAAGAGTGCTGCAGCAAAGGCTGCCAGAAGACACTCTAAGGCAACCCGTAAATCTCACCCAAAGAAAAAGTCCAAGCCAACAAAGACAAAGAAGGGATTTTTTTATTAAATTGAAAGTGTATTATTCATAATATATTAAATATACTATGAATTAAAAGTTAAACCATATTATATAATAAAAGTAATTATAATGTATGTAATATTTGTTCATATAACTGGAATAGCCTTAATTGAAATCTTATTTTATTTTTTGTATATTGGTAAAATGGAAACAAAAATGTTTATAAAAAATATTAATCATTTATTAAAATCAGAAGAAGGACAAATTAATTATAATATGTATAATACATCTTCACTACCGAATGATTCTAGTGTATTAGAATATTATCAATTACGTGCAAATAATGGAGAAAAAGACAGAAATAATCAAAATAATTTACTTTTAAGAGATGCAATAATAGGTTTTGTCGTTATATTATCAATTACTTTGTTTGTAGTTATTTGTGAATATAATCTAGAAAAAAGAAAAATTACTCGTATAAGATCGATGGATTCAGTAAGAAATGTTTGCATTGAACTTACAGAATATACTCCAACAGTAAATAATCAATCACAAGATACGTCAAATGAAGAACTACTTACAGATAATAAATATAAAATTATAAATTATTTAGGTCATGCAGTTATTTATTCTGTATTATTAATATCGTTCGAATATTGGTTTTTTAATTTTATAATTGTCAAATATAAAGTAATAAGTAACGAAGAAATAGAATATTTGTTTGCAAAAAAGCTTGAAGAAAAATATTGATTATTTATTTTTGAATTCTCCAACTTGAATTACAAGATCTTTTAACTTATCATTTTGTGTTGTAGATGCATCTCTTAATTTACTCAATATATTATGTTCTACAAGAATATTTTCACTAATCTTATTTATAATATTTTCATTATTCATAATATCATTAAAAACACGTCTTTGTTCATTATAATTAATCGACTCTACATTTGATTTTAAATGACACAACAAATACTTTTCAGGACCTAAATTGTCAATAACTTCATTTATTTTCATCTGATTTTCATTCAACAAACGCTTAATAATATAATCCGTTAGTGTTTGACTAATTATATTTTCTTCGTCACAATATTTTACAGAAATTGCTAAATATAAATTTCCAAATATATCAGCCATAGTACCAGATAACATTTGATCGCGCTTTATTTTACCACCCTGTAATGCTACAAAATTTGTTAAACAAGCATAATCAATAATTTGTTTGTTTAATTTATTATATGATATAAAATTAAAACTTTTTGCATACAAACCAAGGGAATGTAAAACTATTTTATTAAAATTTTTAGAAAATGCAGATAAATCATCATCTAACAATGATTCTAATAAAGGGAAAATATGTGGATGACTTTTATTTAAACCTTGTGCAAAAATAATTAAAGATCGAGTTAAAGTGTTTGAACCTTCTACGGTTATTCCAATAGGTGCTGCTCTATAAAATTTTTCAAGAAAGTTGTTTTCTCCTAAACAAATTGCAGAACCTCCTTGTATATCTAATGCTTCATTCAAAACAATACGTCCTCTTTCTGTTGTTTGTTGCTTCATAATAGCACTAATTACCGATGGAGATACATTCGAATCAATTATATTATTTGTAAGAGCAACGGAACTCTGTATTATCCATGTATGATATACCATGTTTAAAAACTTTTCTTGAATAGCCTCCATCGATTTAAGTGGCATTTTAAACTGTTGACGTGTTTGAATATAATGGAAAATTCCATAACAAGCTACTTTACTACTGGCGTTTGCTGTAGCCGGAAGACTTATACCACGACCAGCAGATAAACATTCCATCAACATTTTCCATCCTTTTCCTACGTTTTCTTCTCCACCAATAACATTATCTATAGGAATCAATAAAGAACCTTTTAATGTTCCATTTGGAAAACCAGCATTCATAGGATTATGATGAGTGTTTTGTTCTAAACCACATGTTCCACCTTCAACTAATGCTACAGTAATTCCAGATGAGCCTTTATCCAATAATTCATATGGATCTTCTAAATTAAATGCAAGACCTACTAAATTAGATACAGGAGCTAAAGTTATATATCTTTTATTTATCGTAATATCGATAACCTTTTTACCTTTATGCATTATTACAGTACCTGTATCAATATTACCAGTAGCATCTGAACCATTATTAGGTCCAGTCAATCCAAAACAAGGAATGTATGTACCATCTGCTAATTTCGGTAAATATTTATTTTTTTGTTCTTCTGTACCATAACGAGTAATTAATTCTCCAGGTCCTAATGAATTAGGAACCATAGCAACTACACCTAACGCTGGATCTACACTTGCTATTTTTGTTAAAATATTTGATAATTCATTTGTAGACAATTTTATACCACCATATTTTTCATCTATCAAAAAACTAAAAAACTTTTTTCTTGCTAAATATTCTATCCAATAATTATTATCATTATTTGGATATATCTTCTTATCAACTGAATTCTTTTCATTAAACTCCAACAATAAATTTTGTAAAATTTCTTTAGGAAACTTATTTTCCATTTTATTTGAATTTGGTAAATTTATAATATTACCAAATAATATTTGACGATCTACTGAAGTTCCTCCACTCGTAAGTGCTAACATTTCGGTTGAAGAAATTTTCGGAATTTTCTTACGAATATTATTAAAGATGTATCTATACATTCTAATATAATCCTATATCACAAAATTTATAGATAAATATTATAATTATTTATCTATAAATATTTTTCTATGTATAATTAATTATCCAAAAATATACTATATTAATAGTCTATACACGAAATGATTGATTCAAAACCAAATTTAATTACTTATTTATTTAAAGAATATATCAAAGAAAACAAACTTACAGTTAGTGTTGTTACTGGATTAAGTGTTATTATTGCATTAATACAAACACATGGAATTAATGCTTTTGTTGCAAAATTAATAGAATATACAAAAGATGGTTCTAAAGATGCTATATGGAATGCATTCTATATTTTGTGTGGTCTATATGTACTATATCAATCTCTTTACTATATTTTTTATGAATTTCAAAATAGTATTATTTACACCATGAAACCATGGGGACGATATAAACTATTAGATATGATTATGCAAGTCAATACAATAAACTTTAGTGAAGAAAATTTTGCCTCTCTTGTTTCTCCCATGAATCGTGTTGCAGATCTATTTGCATGGCTATTAAGTGATATGGCATCATATATCTTTCCTGATGTCATTTTTACACTCATTACTGGATTTTATTTCTTTCAATTAGATGCAAAGTTCTCCGGTGTATTCCTTATTGGAAATGCATTAATTATACTATTTTATATGTGGAGATTCAAAGATTTAGAAGAACTTAATCTTAAATACGAACATCAAATGACCGAAACAGAAGAAAAAATGATAGATATGCTCAACAATATGGATAAAATCGTTTTTCGTGCCAAAGCAAATGAAGAATCTCTTATTTATAAAAAACTAGCAGATCGAAATACCCAAAATGGTTTAGATTATCAAAGATCATCAAATATTACCAATACTGGAATGCATGTTATTATGACAATTATATATTTAGTATCAATTGGATTCTTAGTTAATTTATCTATTAAAAAGAAGATCAAACACGTTGATTTCATTACTTCTTTTACATTATTGATGGTATTTAGAGAAAAATTAATAGGAACTTTTGAACAACTTCCACAAATTATATCTTATTTTGGACGTATTGAAAATGCTACAAATCATATGAAACACGTTAATGATAATTTTATGGATATTGTCAATAAACCTTCAACCAAAAAATACAACCTCAAATTTGAAAATTTTAAATTCGAAAATGTTCACTACAAATACCAAAATAGTGACAAAATGGTACTAAAAAATAAAAATCTTGAAATTAACCCTCAAAAACATAGTATTGTTGGAATTACTGGACCTTCCGGATGTGGAAAAAGTACCATCTTAAAACTTTTAATAAAAGTATACCCTTTACAAAGCGGAAAAATACTTATTGATGGAGTTGATATCAAAGATATGGACCCATTTGAACTCAGAAAAGATATTACTTATGTTAATCAAAATGCCAAATTGTTTGATAAAAAAGTCGTTGAAAACATGTTTTATGGTTGTAACGATACAGAAAAATGTAAATCATTCTTAGACCAAGTTATGAAATATCCTAAAGTTGCAAAACTTTATCAAAATGTTGATATTAATAATAAAAAATCGGGACAATCCGGTGAAAATCTATCCGGAGGACAAAGACAAGTTGTTAATTTAATTAGCGGATTCATTAACCCATCTAAAATACTTATTTTGGATGAACCTACTAATGCTCTTGATCCTGAACTAAAACGTGAAGTTATACAAATCATACAAGATTTGAAAAAATACAAACAAAATGTATTTATCATTAGTCATGACCAAGAAGTCTTCAAAATATTTGATGAAGAAATCAAAATGTAAATAAATTCCTAAATGTTTGGTTCTCAAATACTATTTTGGTTCTCAAATCTTAAAAAATGAAAACCCTTCAAAAAATACCCTAAAAAATACTTTAGCAAAAATATTGAAATTATATTCATAAATCTATTTCAAGATTTTGAGAACCAAAATAGGATTTGAGAACCTTTGTTAAAAAATTGATTGTCTTTTTTATAAACATGATAACATTATAAACTCATATTTAATATAATATATTATGGCTTCTCAAACACAACAATTCGCTTCTGTTCAATTCAACAATAATCTCTTGTTACAAGGAGATGAAGAACAGTTGAACAATTGGATATATGGATATGGTAATAAAAGTATATACATTCAAACACTTTATCATGATTTTACAGAAGAAAACTTGAGAACAATCTTCGAATACTTTGGTGAAATCTTTCGAGTAGATATTGTAAAGAAAAAAGAAGGAAACATGAACATGGGATTCATACATTTTAGATATTGGTATTCTAATCCGATTATTGAAACACATCTGAAAAATATCACCGCACAATATCCTAAAGCATATGATATACCACTTGTCGGAATGCCAATTCAATACTTGAAATGTCGCATTAATACAAATCCTATTGAACCTGATCTTGTTTACAATAATGTACAACTTACTGATATGGCAGACCGCATTCGTAGAGATTATGAAGCTCTTAAATGTGAAAACGATGATCTCAAGAAACGTCTTTTCAATCTAGAGCTTATCATGAAAATCAGAAACAATGTTAATCCTACTAACTAAATTCAAACAAAATACATAAATAGGCAATAATTACAAAAAAACTTAAAAAAAGCCCTTTTTTTAATATATTCCTAAATGTTTGGTTCTCAAATACTATTTTGGTTCTCAAATTCCTAAAATAAATTTGTGTGTATAAAATTCAATATTTTTCCTAAAGTATTTTTTAGGAGATTTTTTAAAGGGTTTTCATTTTTTAGAATTTGAGAACCAAAATAGTATTTGAGAACCTGGATTCATAAAATCCTTCAAAAATAGCCCTTTTTTAATATTCCTAAATGTTTGGTTCTCAATTACTATTTTGGTTCTCAAATCGTTAAAAAATATTGTGTGTATAAAATTCAATATTTTTGCTAAAGTATTTTTCAGGGGATTTTTTAAAGGGTTTTCATTTTTTAGAATTTGAGAACCAAAATAGTATTTGAGAACCTAGAATTCATAAAATAATAATTATATATATATGAATCGTCAAATTGAGAACTTTGTAATTATATACGTGTGTGTAATTGTATATGGATTATTAACAATAATTTACAGAGAAATAACTAATAGAGATTTTTCAAATAAAAAATATTTTTATAAATGTAACCATTGGTGTATCGGACATATTATTAATTATTTTTTATTGGGTTATTTATCACCAGATTATATAATTTATGCATTTATTATTGGAATATTATTTGAGTATTTTGAAATATATTTATCTAAAATAACTAAATATGTATATGGAGATGTTCTAAGAGATGGTATTATAAATTTTATTGGATTAGCACTAGGATATATGACATTTTTACTTTTCCCTAATAATATAGATTTGTATAGTTATATTGAAGAACTATCATCATTAAAGCTAAATGTATGAAATCAATTCTTGTGTTTGTTCTTCTTCTGACAACTGAATCATACATACACCACCATCTTTTGGATCTTTTTTAGTTTGTTTCTTTACACAACCATTAGATGCATTTGGATCGAAATCTACTTTCCATTCATTACAGTTCGCCATATTAACATATTTTCCACTAGTATTGTGTATGATTTTATAGTTACATTTTTTATAAAAACGTTTGCGTGTTTTCCACTGATTTTGGAATGTATCATGTAAATCAATTATGTCCACCACAATAGGATTTTCATGTTTCGATCTCAAAATACGTCCTACAGATTGTTCTATATCAGTTTTAGGGGTTGCCATTATGAGTGTGGATAGTGTTTTAATATCTAATGCCTCTGCAGCCATAGCATACGTCGCTAATACAATTTGTTTTTCTTCGGTTTCTTTCAAAGCTTTTTCTTTCATACCTCCTACATAATATCCTACAGTTCCAATTTCTTTGTGTTTGATAGAATCGTGCAAATATGTTAAAAGTGAACGATTGTGTGCTAATATCATGATTTGTTTTTCGTTGTTTTCCAACAATAAATCATGTGTGACTTTTACGATGAAATTTTTGCGTGGATTAAAATCGCATAATTTACTGATCATGGTGCTATATTTAGGATTTCCTCGAAAGTCGTATTCCATTTGTATGAAATCCGAATCAGTATGTTGAAATTGAATGCCTCTAACTATAACTGGGTCCTCTTTTTCGGAATCATCATGATATATCTTGTCGCCTATAAACATATGTAATACGCTTGTTAATCCATCTTTGCGGTCTACTGTGGCAGAAATTCCCAACATATACGGAGTAACTGTTTTCAATAAAGTTTTTGAAAATTCTTCACTTCCAATTCGATGAACTTCATCAATAATAGTAAGTCCAAAACTATCGAATGAACCTGTTGGAAAATCTCGACTATACATGGTTTGAATCATTCCTAATACAATATCACGATCATCAATTTCGAATTTAGGACCTTGTATTTTTCCGATGCGTGCCGATGGTAAAAATTCTCCAATACGCTCTATCCATTGATTCATTAAGAATTCTTTATGAACCAATATTAAAGTCTTTTTCTGGATCTTGCTAATGATGTTTAATGCCATAACCGTATTATGTGTAACTGTGAAATCACCTAAGACAAAACGCCTATTTCCATCTATTTCAAATCCATAATAATCATCTATGCCTAATAATTCTATGTCAATTTCATACACCATAATATCATTTGTTGGAGTAATAAGAGATTTTGGAGGAGGTTGTTGAAAAACTATTTGTGCTCTATATCCCAAATAATCTTGTCTATTGTTTAGAGAAAGATAATCCAATACACAAATATCTTTGATTTTATTTGTGTTTTTATGTTTTAAAGATAATATATGACTTTCATTAACAATATATGGGTCTCCCTTTTTCGGAATTACTTTATACATTTGTTCTTTTCCTCTAGCTAATGTTAACACATTTCGTGGTGTTGAATCATCTCCCATTATAACATCACCTACACGGACATCTTGAACTAATTTAATATTACCATCATACATTAATATTGGAGTATCTTTACCTAAACATTTACCTTTACCACAACCGACCTCAAGTATACCACCGCCACCAATTGAGTCATCTTTACTAACGTGATTTAAATAAACGTCTATAATTTCTGTTTGATAATCACGAAGAGTTTTGGTAAATTGTAGGTCAGATGGTTCTCCATTAGAAATTTCACTTTTGTGAGGTTTTCCGTAGCGTTTTTCGCCGTAAAATCTTGGAATATAAAGTTTGTTAGGACTTTCACGATATACTGGAAAAGAAACAATATCGGTGGGTGCTCCCATATTAATTCCTGGTTTGGCTTTTAGAAAGAGGTCTTCTTTAATGAAATTTAGGTCTTGTTCGGATAATATAGATTTAGGTATAGTGTATCCTCTACGTCCTAAATAAGCTTTTTCACACACATCGGATTTGTATGAATTAGAAAGTGTAAAAGAAGGTATTTCAGTTTTTTTGTCATTTTTCCATGCAGATTTTTTGAATTTAAATGAACTCATATTAATATCGAGTATATCTTTGGTAATATATAATTAGTGTTTAATTTACTTCAATTTTTTATGAGATTTGTTTTATATATTTTGTTTTGATATAGTATATAATAAAATATGAAGTTGTCTGATTTTTCTAAATCCCTATCTACTTTAGAAATTATAGTATTGGTAGTATTTGTCATTTATTTGATTTTTCCATTACCAACACCTCAATTAATTGCCCCTTTTATTAATGGTTCATTTGGAATGCTAACAGTATTTATTGTTGTGATTCTTATATTTTTGTACACAAATCCTATTTTAGGAGTAGTGTTTATATTTGTTGCATATGAATTATTGAGAAGAAGTGCTGCAGTTTATAAGGCTCAACCTATGATGAAAAATAGCCCAACAGAACGTAAGAAGACTCAAGAAATGGTAAGAATGAATCCTCCAAAAGAAACTACTTTGGAAGAACAAGTTATTCAAAAAATGGCACCTGCACAAAAAAAGTTCATTCGCGATGATAGCGGAAGTAATTTCAAACCAGTATATGATTTGATTAATGGTGCTTCAAAGGCATAATTATTATAAAATAAATACAATATTAATATTTTATTTATTTGTGTAGAAAAGTTCTTTAGGAAATTAAAAGTTTTTATTCTTCATCATCATCACCACCTTTATTTGCGTTTGATTTAACGACATAGAATATTATAATATAAATATCAAGTAATGTTCCGAAAAACCATAATGAAATAGAATTTGTTGCAAGCAATATGCTCATAGTAATAAGAAATAAGAATATAAAAATACCAAAAACTTGAATACTATTAAAAACACTCATATTTTCTGTAAAGAATTCAGCTAGATCTTGTTGTATATTTTCAACAACATATTGATTTGGATCATTTTCATCGGGTTCTTCACCATCTTCAGGTTGTTCACATCCAATCATTTCTGAAAACTCACTATTTGGAGTAATTTTAAAGAAATATATACGTAATAAAGCTACAATAAAAAATATAAAAACTAATAATGCAGTTGTTGTTTTACCTTTACTATTAGTTTTAACTCCGGTACTTAATAATGAATAAATAAACATAATCATTACAACACATATGTAAATATCTGCAGAATAGAGTCGTCCAGCCTTAGCCATACATGTAGCTAATTTTGGATTATCATTTACAAGATCAATAACGAATTGTTTATAGAATGAAGGTGCACCTAAATATCCAAAAATCATAACAAGAAAATATGATGTAAAACTAACAACAGTTTTAATGTATTCATATTCAGAGTCTTTTAGACTATATTTACCTTTTAAAGGAATTTCTAAACTGGCTTCATTTTGAACTTCAGGTTCTATTTCTTCTATAGGTTGACAATATGCTGTGGATGTTTTTGTTTTGCCTTTACTTTGAAATCCTTCTACATTAGGTGTAGGAGTAGTTGATTGTAAATATTGTCTGGAAGCAATAATAATTTGGTATGATTCATCATAATCTTTAACTACATCAACCATTTGAAAAGCATCAAAAGACGATTTTACAACAATAGGATTTGTAAATAATATAACATATTGTTCAGTTAAATATCCAGGACTTTCATACAAAATAGTTTTGATTTCTTTTTCACCGATGAGTTCATTAATATCATATGTGATGCTACCTTCATTTTGTGCAATAATTTTATCTATATATGTTTCTTCTGAAGAAGTATTTGTTTTTAAAGGAATACATACATATAATGGTTTATATCCATTTGTGCTAGATACGTGTTCAATTAAAAGTTCTCCATCAAATTCTACAGAGTCTATGGTATGAACTTTTTTGGAAATGTATAGATTTTTAGTTACATAACCAGATTCATATTCTGCATAGTCGATATTAATAATATTGGGTTGTTGAGGATATGCAACTTTGATGTATCCGCCATTTTCTATAGTTTTTTCGTATTGAGTTTTATATATTTTATGTGTTGGATAATGATAGTATATTTTATCAAAATCACCTATTTCTTTAGTGTTTATATTAAATGACATGTAGTATATAATTATAATACATATAATTATACGACTATGAAATTCGAATCGTTCCTAAAAATACTGAATTCAACCAAAGGTATCTTCATAGGTATGGAATATATCTGAATGTTCCGTTTTCATATAAAGTCACACTGAATGTATCATTATAACCCTCTACATAAACCTTGTCACCATTATATAAATCGTTACATCCATATTCTCCTGAACAGCTTTTACCATTTAAACTAATAGGTAATCGTGTATTCATATTTCCGGTTGTTGACATAGTATAATATTGCCATTTATCACGACCAGTTTGTTGTTTTCTTCCCATAAGAGGTAAAATTAAATCATCTGACTTTCCATTTAATGTTTGATGTTGTTGACTTCTTGTTAAAATACCAACTTGAGTATAATCCATATTGGTTCCTCGCGTTTCAATATTTACAGGAACAGCTCTACGAGTTTGTGTTTGAATAATGTGTGAATTATTTTCGGGAGGATCCAACAAATTATGTATAGCGTTTACTGGTGGTTGATTACGACTGTCCACACCAATTTGTATAATAGGAGGCATATATTTAGCGCTGGATTCTTTAAATAAGTCTGATGATTGTGTTGGAGTTTTAACAAATATAGTGTAATAAAAAAATGAAATCATGAATATGATAATAAGTAATAAAACGATAGTCATATTTTCAATACACAACATACCTGGTGCACATTTTTTTGGCATGTTATTCTATTTATATATATATCATACATAGATAAATAGATATATTGGATTAAAAATTACGATAATAATTTTTTGATTCTGTTAAGTGTAGAAAAGGCATGATTTTTATCATATTTTGGTGGTTTTGGAAATTTTGACTTACAATAGTAACATTTTCGCATAACTGAGTCTGGGAAATGAATAATGTGTATTCCTGTTCCTAAACCATCTGGTTCAGGACTATAAATATATTTGTCTATATCTTCAAGGAAACACCAAACGTCTTTTTCTATTTTAGTTATTTCAATTTCAGTCAACCACTCCAAGAAGTAAAACGTTATTTTGAAAGGTAAGTAAATAATGCGTCCAGCAATATCCAACATATACCATAAGAAACATTGAGGAAGATTAATTATGCCGTTAATTCCACACATGAAAAGATCTACTAACCAAGGTATAAATTTTACAAAAAACCACGGCACCGCTTGTATAGCAAACCATGTTATAAGTGTATAATATAATAGCTCAGCGAATGCAATAACAACCATAATAATTATAAATATTATGGCGTAAATGTTAGAAGCAACAAAATTACCAAAAAATGTAGCAACTTGTGTAATAGTTCCTTGAATACTACTTTTAACGGCTTGAAATACACCCATAATGGATTGACCCAAAACAACTGGATCTAATGGACCTGGAAATGCCATAATTTAAATTATATTCTATATAAATTGTAGAATATAATGTCAGGATAATAATTAATTTATGATTTATTCTTTATTTTGTGTAGGATTAAAGAATGACATATTTTTGGAAATACTATTAATAGTATCTAAAAGTGGTTTGTATTGATTGATACTGCTCAACATTTTTTCTTGTGCTAAAATCACTCTATCTGAATTTTTTTCATAATCCATTACACTATTTTTATCGTATAAATCAACTTTATTAAAAGATTCTTTTAAACGATTTTCAGAGTTTAATGCTAAATCAAGATCTTGTGATTCTTCGGCATTATTTAGTTCTAAAGGACTTTCAGAACTAGGTGTAGTATTTCCAGATAAATCTTCTGTTTCTTCATCTTCATCTTCTTCATCTTTAGTTTCTTCTTCTTCATCATCTTCAAATCCTTCTACTATATTTCTACCGGCGTTAGGTCCCAACATGAGTATATTTGTAGCGGCAAGAGCAACACAAATAATTACTAACATATTTTTACTAAAATAACGGGTTAAAATACCTACTAATAAAAGAATTGTTGCAAAATAAAAGTTTCCAGATTGTAATAAATATACAAGTTGAATTAGAGCAATAATAAAGAATACATATAACAAAGGTTTATTATATAAAATAGAAATATTGGATTTATAATTGAATATACTTTTTCCTAATTTTGAAATATCTTTCAAAATATTCATAATTGACTATAATATATATATAGAAATAGATAGAATGATAAAAAAATATTTATCTAATTATTTTCTTTATAGTCATCAATATAATTTGGAGGAACACATTCTCCAGAATAAATATCAAGAACTTCTTTAACAACTTCTTCACGTTGTATATCAGTTTTTTCAAATTCTAAACTTGTAATACTTGATGAACGTTTTCCTTTAAACTTTCCCAAAAAATCTTCTAATCCATTTATTGTTTCAGGTTTATCATATTGTTCTAAATCACCTGTAATAACTAATCGACTGTTTTCTCCTAAACGAGTCATTAACATTTTCATTTGTGCTATAGTAGAGTTTTGCATTTCATCGGCAATTAACCATGTATTTTTAAAAGTACGTCCTCGCATATATCCCAAAGGAGCTATTTCAATTGATTTTTCTTCCATATATGCAAGAACTTCTTTTGGACTTAAAAACTGATACAATACATCGTAAATAGGACGAACCCAAGGTGCCATTTTTTCCTCCAAAGTACCTGGTAAATAACCTAAATCTTCATCAACTGAAACAGATGGACGTGTAAAAATCAGTTTATCACATTTTCCTGTAAGAAAGTTTTTTACACCATACTCTGTACAAAACATAGTTTTTCCTGTTCCTGCTGGTCCAGTTGCTACTATTATTTTTTTGTTTTTGTTTTTCAGAAAATTTTCATATTGTTCTTGATTGCGGTTCTTTGGTTTGGAAAATTTATTTTCAAATCTATTTTTTTCACTTTGTGACATATATTTAATATTTTCAAATGGTCTAAGTATTTTTTCACCAGAGTTTTTACTATCATCGCTCTTATTATCAAGTAAATCTTCTTTTGGAAAATCAGAATAATATGTATTAATTAAAGATTTTTCGGACTGCTTTTTAGGTTTCCTACCTCGACGTTTTTTTTCGAGTTTTGGCTCGTCACCTAAGAAGTTGTCGCAAATATTCATCTCTTTTTACATTACTAAAGGACTTTATTTTTTTTATATTTTATCGTTTACTGGTATAAATAATTATTAATTACTATTGTTATTAATAATGCTGTTGTTTATTTTATATATATAATAATATATATAAAAATGGAGTATATTCATTTTGGTGATATTTTAGCTATACCGTTTTTCTTTTTATTGACTTTGTATTTCATGTATAAAAAGAACAAAACATATTTTGAGTATATTTTGTATTGCTTTAGTATTTGTGGATTAATTGTTGATATATATTTTACTTATTATTATGTGTATGCAGATAATACTCTGAAATAAAGTATATTATTTATATATAGTATTTGATGTATGAAAAACAATAAAGATTTTGTAGATATTTTGAATAATTCTTCTGTAGACAAAAAAAAAATATATAATGAAATTAAGAAAAATACAAAACCAATAGATATTCCTGGAAAATTAGTTAAAAGTATTGATACAGCTAGAACACATTATAATGAATCAAAAATGTATTTGACACCTCAACAAAAAGCTATAATATTACATAAATTAAAAAATACTTCACCCAAAAAAATGAAAAAAGAAGCAATTAAAAATATAGATATAATCATAAAAGATGCTAATCTAGAAAAAGCAAGAGAATATAAGGCTTTAAAAAAAAAGATAAGTTTTATGAAACTTAAGAACGTGAGTCATCAAAAACGTGGAATGGCGTCTAAATTATTTGTATCTATTACACACGAAGAAAAAAACAAAAAAGGTAAAAATAAAACTAAAAAATCAATCAAAAAAGGTAAAAAGAGAAAATCTAAAACATTAAAAAAAATGAAAGGAGGTTCAGTAGCAGCAGTAGCAGCAGATCCTCAATGGTATGTTTACGTTTTTGATTGGATTTATTACACTATTGGAGATTTTCTGTTATTTCCTGCGTGGTTAATTGCTAGTATTCTTGGTATATTATTGTATTCTTTGGTTGAAATATTTCAATATACTATTGGATCGGTTGTTACAACAACAACTACAGATGGAGTTACAACTACAACTGGATTAATAGATTGGGATAGTCTTTATAAATTTTTACAACTTGATAATGGTTTTTATAATATAGTCGCTCCTGCTAATTTTTTTACATCTATTGGAAGTTGGCCTGGTGAATTATTAACAGATGGTGAAATGATTGCACAAAACATACCAGGAATTATGACTGATTTAGTTCAAAATGATATTGTAAAGTCTGCTGAACTTCTTGGTACTGGAATTGAATATGGTGCAATACCATTTGTTGAAGGTGTTGGTGAAACTGCACTAAACATAACAGGTGATGTTGTTGGCGAAGTTGGTAATGCAGCAGCTGTAGTAGGTTCGACAGTTGGTAGTGCAGCAGTTAGTTTGTATCCAAGTATTTCATCAGTATTTGGATTATGTTTGAAAGTTGTATTAGGTGAAGCATTTTTAGCTGCATTATTAACATCTATTCCATTTTATTTATATTATGAAAGAGAGAATTTAAAAAATGCATATGATAATGTTTCAAAATATGGGTGGATAATATCTTTATTTCCTATGGATATAGATGCAGATAGTAATTTTTACTGTGAAGAAAAAATAGATTTAGATAAGGAAATCAAAAAAGTGGATATATTGTTTGATGTAGAAAAAATATTGAAATATCCAAAAAATTTAATGAAAATAATAGAAGAATTGAAAATAAATGGACGACAACTGAATGAATTTCAAGAATTAGTTGAAAGTGACTTAAAAACCATCGATGTGAATATATTTACAAGACAAGATATGTTTGAAGAAGATTTCAAAAAATTTAGAAAACAAATCAATATTTCAAAAAATATAGAATTTACAAGAAAAATTATTTCATTTAGAAAAAAAATCATCGAAAAAACTACCGAACTAATTGTTTCAATAGAAACTATGAAACAAAATGGAACTTTTCAAAATAATGAACCATTAATTCGTGTTTTAATTGATAAAATCAAAAATTCGGTAAAAGAAACTATTAATAATGGATATTCTTATTGTAAGGAAAAAAGCGGTCAACAAGAATCTGAAAGTGAAAATAAAACAAAAAAGAATAAAACAAAAAAGAATAAAGCTTAAGCATACATTTGTTGCCAAGTGTTTCCATCTTGCCAGTGTATTTTCCTTCCTATCATTCTTGCGTAATATACATTTTTGTGTATTTTTTCTGATTTCATACTAAAATCTACTATAAAGTTATATTTTTTGTCTTTATAATCAAATAATTTAGTCTTTTTGGCAGTTGCAGCCCAATATCCTTTTTTTTCTTCATCTGAACCGTATGCTCCATTAATTATGTATGAATCTTTGCTAATTTTATTTACAATACGTAAACAACCTCCATGATTTGGATCAAAATAATAAAGACTTTTATCCATTATATAATGTGGTTATAGAATTTTATATAATAATTGAATTATATAAAATAAATTATATAAAAAATAAGTTTGTTGTATTATATTGTATTTATATACTCCCTTAATGAGTTCATTTGATTCGACTGTAGACGTATTGAAAAATTTAATAGAAAATGAATCATTCGATGAATTGATTGATTTTATCAGTAATAATGATTTAAAAATAGAGCCATTTTTGATGGAAATTTTACCTGATATATTAAATAAATTGACAAATAAGAATACTATGACTAAAGCCAAAGAGGTTGGTGAACAAATAATAAAAAATATGAATCCATTTGCTATGAAGCAATACATGAATATTTTGTATGAGAATTTTGGATCTATGAAATGGCAAATAAAGAAGGGAGCCCTCATTTTATTGGGTTCTTTTGCGAAACATCAATCAAGTGTAGTGAAGTTTAATTTATCGGATATGATTTTGAGATTGATTGATATGGCTGGTGATATTAAACCCGAAGTGAAGCAACAAACCCAAGTATGTTTTGAAGAGTTATGTTCTGTGATAGATAATGTAGATATAATAAAAATAATTCCTGATGTAATCAAGGCGTATATGGAACCAGTAAAGTATACAGAACCTGCTTTAGATAGTTTAGTTGCAACAAGTTTTATTAATGAAGTAGATATGTCAACTTTGGGTTTATTGGTTCCAATTTTAAAGAAAGGAATGTATGAAAAGAAAGTAGCGGTGAAACGTCGTTCAGCTTTGGTAATAGGTAATATGTGTAAATTAGTAAATGATCCCAGAACGGCTGCATTTTTTTATCCAGTTTTGAAACCAGTTTTAGAGAGAGGTATAGACGAGATTGCAATAGAAGAAGTAAGAAAAGTTTGTCAAAATTCTTTAGATACACTTCAACGTGTAAGTAGTGAAGCAGCTGAAATAAGTGACAACGTAATGAAATATGATGAATTGCGTAATTTAATAATAGATTGTGTTAAAAATGCCGAATTGCCAGAACAACACGGTCGTTTATTGGATCATATGTCTAAATGTTGTGAAGGACTTATTCAATCAAACAATCGTAAATATGAAGATTGGTCATGTTGTGTAGCACCTTATTTAGATTGTGAAGCAGAAATTAAAACAAAAATTATTGAAATGGTTCATAAAGAAGGAATTGCTAATTTGACTCCAGATAAAGTGGATCCTGAAGATGAAGAAGAAGATTTATGTAATGCTCAATTTTCATTAGCATATGGAACACGTGTATTGCTTCACCAGACACCTTTTAGAGTAAAGATTGGTCGTAAATATGGATTAGTGGGTCCGAATGGTGCTGGAAAGTCAACATTAATGAAATCAATTGCAGGTGGTAATTTACAAGGTTTTCCTACAGAATTGATTACAGTATATGTGGAGTGTGAGATTATTGGAGAAAAGGCAGATATGACAGTTATTGAATATATAATGACAGATGAAAAGGTGAAACAAAATGGTTGTAGTGAAGAAACGGTAAAGGAAATGTTGACTTCGATGGGTTTTGGAGTTTCGCGAACAGCAGCAGCAATCGATGCAGGTGTGAGTACATTATCTGGAGGTTGGCGTATGAAATTGGCTTTATCGCGGGCGATGTTGTTAAATCCAGACATGTTATTGTTGGATGAGCCTACAAATCATTTAGATCAGTTTGCAGTAAAATGGTTGACGGATTATATAATAGATTTGAAGAAGTGTACGTGTTTATTGGTTTCTCACGATACAAAGTTTTTGGATGCGGTGTGTACAAACATTATACATTATGAGAATTTGAAATTAAAGTCTTATCGTGGTAATTTGTCTGAGTTTGTCAAACAAAAACCTGAAGCTAAAGCATATTATGAATTGTCCAGCGATATTGTTGCTTTTAATTTTCCTGAGCCAGGTCCTTTGGAAGGTGTAAAATCTCTAACCAAGGCTGTTTTAAAGACAAAGAACATATATTTCCAATATCCAACTGCTCCTCATCCACAATTGATTGATGTTTCAATCCAGTGTTCTTTGGCATCTCGTGTAGCAGTTGTAGGAGTGAATGGAGCAGGAAAGTCAACTTTGGTTAAATTGATGGTAGGAGAATTGGAGCCTGATCAAGGTGGTGTAGAAAGACATCCTAATTTGCGAGTAGCATATGTAGCTCAACATGCATTTGCTCATATAGAAGATCATTTGGACAAAACACCAATAGAGTATATTATGTGGCGTTATCGTGGCGGTATTGACAAAGAATCTGTTCAAAAAGATTCTATTACTATGAGTGAAGAAGAAATGACTGCAATTCGTAACAAGGCTAAAGAAGAGAAGACGGGGATTGTTGAAGAGTTAAAAGCCCGTCGAACAGGAAAACGCGAACATGAATATGAAGTTGTGTGGGAAGGTGATGGACGTGAAGACAGTTGGCATAGTCGTACAGAATTATTGGAAATGGGATATAAGAAGTTGTTGGATGAAAAGGATCAGCAAATTGCAGCAGAGTCTATGTTGGGTCAACGTAAATTGACTACTGGCGAAATTCAAAAACATTTGGATTGTTTTGGATTGGAGCCGGCATTTGCTGAACATACGCGAATGGGTGCTTTATCTGGTGGTCAAAAAGTAAAGGTAGTATTAGGTGCTGGTTTGTGGAACTTGCCTCATTTAGTTATTTTGGATGAACCTACCAATTTTTTGGATAGAGATTCTTTGGGTGCTTTAGCTTTGGCAATTAAAGAGTTTAAAGGAGGTATATTTATGATTTCACATAATGCAGAATTTTACGAAGCATTATGTCCTGAAAAATGGATATTGGAATCAGGAAGATTAACAGTAATGGGTGCAGAGTGGATGGAAGAAGTAGAAAAAGCTCGTAAAAAGGCTGAAAAATTGGCAGCTCGTCAATTAAATTTCAATAAAGAAGAAGAAAAAAAAGATGCTTTAGGAAATACAATCGAAAAGGCGCCAGAAGAACAAAAAGATTTGAATCGTTCAGATAAAAAAAGATTAATGAAACTACGTAAAGATATGATAAAACGTGGTGAAGATACGTATGAAATTGATCAGCAATTAGGATTAGAGTAATTTATTTTTGATTATATCTATTGGTATATATATACATATAGATACATGACATATTCAAGAAAGAAACAAAATAATATAGAAAAAAAAACAAGAAAAGTTAAATCGAAGATGCCTTTGGTTAAAAGAGGTGGTGTGTTAGATATTGCCGTTGCAAGTGATTTAATAGATGCTCAAGAGGATTACGAAGCAATCACTGGTGTCTCTTATTTCCTAAATGCACAAGGTAATTTAATAGATTTTGTAAACAGAACATTATTTAACCCAAATATTTCCATGGTTAGAAAAGAGAAATATTTAATTGATGCTATTGATACAAATAAAAATAGTCAAAATTTTGAAAAGGCGTCTGAGAGTCTGTTGGCTCAGGACTATATAACAATACATAAAATACCTCTTACACAATCAACTCATAGAGAAGTGCGTGAAACCAATATCCCGAAACTTATAAATGAAAACCCAGGTGTAAATATTTTGCATCTGGCAGCTAGATTCTGTATGAAAAAATTTTTTAAAGAAGTACTTAATTCCAACTTCCTTGGTGAGAAACCTGAAGAACTGAAAGATGAGATGGGATTTAGACCTTTACATTATGCAGCAGTAACGAATTTTACAAAAAATCCTAATTATAATACACTCGATTTTATTAGATTATTAATAACACACGATCAAAGGTCAGTTGAAGTTAACGCACAAACAAATAATGGAGAAACTGCTTTACATTTTGCTTGTACAGACGGTAATCTTGAATTAGTTAAATTATTAGTTGAAAATGATGCAGATATGAGAATATTTGATAAAAGAGGAAAAAATGCATTTCATAATGCATCTAGAGGAACATCACTTTCACATTTGGAAATTATAAAATATTTAGATGCAAAATATAGAGAAGGAAATGAAAAAAAAGTACCAGTAAACATAAAAAATAAGGAAAGTGGTTATACATGTTTACATTATGCGGCTTCGTCAACAAATGTTAAAATGTTTGAGTTATTAATATCATTAGGTGCAGATATTACAAATATAGAGAATGACACAAATGATATTCCCCTTGGTATTGATCCAGATCTTGCACATAATATTATAGATAAACGTGGATACGAAATAGTTACCGAAAAACGTTCTGAAGATGAGTTAAATAACGATTCTATTGGAATTATACAAATCATTATAGATTCAGGAGTAAATATTAATAATTCTAATACAAAAGGTATTACTCCTTTACAATATTTATGTAATGAGTTTCACTCAGAAAATTTTGATAATGTTAAAAAAATAATTAAAATAGATCTTAGAGAATTATTTATAGATAATGGAGCATACCCTTATGCAAAAAATAAAGATCAACAAGGTATTATGTGTTACAAAAAAGGTGCAAAAAATCTGACTAATTCTGAAACTGATAAAACATTGCAGTTACAGGACAATACACCCATTTTGGACACAGAAGCAACCAAAAATATGACTGATTATTTTGATAAAAAGTGGGGTTCAGAATCATTAAAATTCATGTTTGAAAAAGACATAAACGGTTTTAAATCATATTTAAACAAAAATCAAAATATGAGTACTGATGTGGATGAAACAAAGTCAACTTTATTGCATAATCTTGTATTTTTACATAGAAATACAAAATGTATTGATTATGTGAAAGCCTTTTTGGAAGCTTATCCAGATGTAGACTTGGAAATTAAAAATGGCAAAGGTCAAACGGTTTTTGATATTGCAACTGAACGTAAAGATAAAGTTATGGAAGACCTTTTATCAAATAGTAAAGGTATTAAACAAAAAAGAATTAAAAAAGGTAGAGAAAAAAAAGAACGCGAGGAAAAAGACAAATTGACAGCCCAAAAAATTAAAGAAACAGATGATAAACTTAAACAAGAACAAAGTAGAATTCAAGAAAAGGAAAATCAACTTAAACAAGAACAAAGTAAAATTCAAGAACTTCAACAAAAATTGCTAGAAAAAGAAAAACTCTTACAAAAGAAATCTAAATCATCAAAAAAACGTTCCTTAAAAAAACAAAAAAAACCATTATACTATGAAGAAGATGAAGACGATGAAGATGATTTTATTATAGAAGAAGATGAAGAAGAATATAAAACACCGAAACCTAAAAAACCATCTAAAAAACGTAATGCAAACACTACTAAAAAACTTAAGAAAAAATATTCTAGAAGTATAGTAGTTTAGAATTTTAGTATAAATTCATTTTTTTATAGTTTTTCGTTTTAGAGTAATAATCAATCTATGAAACGAATATGAGTTCTGGTGAGTGTATTGTCATTTATTTTTCCAACTTTTTGAAATATCATCATTTCAAGAATATACTTTTGGTTATATTCTTTTTGAGACATCCATAGACTATGAACACGCAGTTGTTTAATTTTCGTTCGATACATTAATATTCTATATAAAGAAATATTTTTATATAGATTGAAATAAATTTAATTTATATATTTTTTGTCTACATAAATGTATTGATTATTAAAAATATGACTAAATGATAATAATATTTATTTAAATAAAATAAAAGTATCCATATATTATTATTTAGGAATTATGGAAGATTCTAAAATATTACCAAGTGAAGAAAATGTTCAGAACGATCCAATTTTGACAGCAACTCAAGATAGATATGTAATGTTTCCTATTCAAGATAATGATATTTGGGGATTTTATAAAAAGTCGGTTGATTGTTTTTGGGTTCCAACAGAAATAGATTTTTCAAAGGATTTGGCTGATTGGAATGATAAATTAAACGATGATGAAAGATATTTTATTAGTATGGTTTTAGGATTTTTTTCTGCATCGGATGGTATTATTGTAGAGAATTTGGCTGTACGTTTTTTGAAAGATGTACAGTTAGCAGAAGCTCGTGCGTTTTATGGGTTTCAAATTATGATGGAAAATATTCATTCAGAAACATACAGTATTATGATAGATACTTTTATTAAAGACAAAGAAGAACAAACGAGGTTGTTTAAAGCAGTAGAGAATTTTCCTTGTATTGCCAAAAAGGCAAACTGGGCAAAAAAGTGGATTGGTGACAAAAAGAGTACTTTTCCTACAAGATTAGTTGCATTTGCAGTAGTAGAATCTTTAATGTTTTCTAGTAGTTTTGCAGCAATTTATTGGATAAAGAAACGTGGATTAATGCCTGGATTAACATTTTCGAATGAATTAATTTCACGTGATGAAGCGATGCATGGTGAATTTGCCGTTGTGTTATATTCAAAATTACAAAAGAAGATTCAGAAGAAGAAAATAATAGAAATAATAAAAGAAGGTGTAGAAATAGAAAAAGAGTTTATTTTGGAAGCAATTCCTTGTCGTTTAATTGGAATGAATTCAAAGTTAATGTCTCAATATATTGAATTTGTAGCAGATCGTTTAGCTTTACAATTAGGATGCGATAAAGTATATAATTCATCGAATCCTTTTGATTTTATGGAATTAATTAGTATTGAATCCAAGGTAAATTTTTTCGAACGTACCAATTCTGAATATGCTCTTGCAAATAAAAAGATTGATGACAATATATTTGATTTTGCTGCAGATTTTTAATAGATAATTCTACGAATGTGTGACGGAATCATCATTATAAAATTGATAAATTGTTTGTCCATAAATATATAAATACAATCAGGTTGTACATTAATTTTTTCATTAAATTTGTTTATATTTTCATGTATTGTATAGTCATATTCTAAATCGCTCAATTGATTATTATGTGGAAATAATAAAGAAAATCCTTCTGAACTGATAGTTATACCATTTGTATGATTTGTATTGTTTAATTCACAGTATTTTTTATATAAAGAATATACTGTTTTTTGACCTACATATTCTATATTTGTATTTTCACTTTTTGTATTATCAATAATACATTCTAATTTAGTACATATTTTTTCAATAATAGTATACAAAAATTCATCAATCAATTGTTGCCATTTGATTATTTCTTCATTTAAAAAAAGTTTGTTAGTAAATATACTGGTGGGTATTATAAAGTATTTTTTATTAGTTACTTTAGGAGCCCATTCGGGTCGAACTGTAGCAGGTAATTCAAATAAAGAATAAGATGCATTTTCACACATAATATTTTCATCAGTTTTATGTGTTGAAAATTCATATAATTTAGATTGTTTAGGAGTATTAATAAAAATTGGTAAAATTCCACAAATATCACTAACAATATATAATTTTGAAAAATCACTTTGAAAATTATAGTCAAAAAGTATAAATGAAAAGACACCATCTAAAATTTTCAAAGTATATTCTAATCCAAATTTTAAATATAATTCAATAATATTTTCTTCTATAGATTTTGCAGTAATAATAAAATTATTACGTATATAATCTAAATTATAAAGATAGCCTTTGAATATTATAAATACATCTTTATGTTTAAAATTATTCGAAAAATATATATTTATACCTACTCTATTAATATTATTGGATTTAATAGCATATTCGTTTTGATTTAAAATACATAATGGTTCCATCATTAAAATACGCGAATATAATTTATATAAAGTAATTTTTTTATTATTTTTATTCTGTACAATTATCGTCCATACAATATATATGACATCATTAAAGGAGTTTGGTGGTTTAGGGAATTCTGCAAGTGTAATGGAGGTATCATTTACACCTAAACATGATAGAAAAAGTTCTCATTATATTGCTACATTAGACAATAGTAAAAGTGTAGACCCAAATGACATGGAAATATCTAAAATGAAAAAATCAAAATTAAAACCATCTTGTTTTTATACAGGTGATCATGTAAAAGGATTTTTTTTCGGTAGTGTATCAGTACTAACTTTGTATATTCTATTTCGAATTTTACAAAAATCAAAATAATTTAAAAATATAAGTTATCATACATAAATTATATTTTGATGTTTAAACTTTATAACGTCTAAATAATTCTACTGCAACAAATCCACCAAAAACTTGTGCAAGTACATATGGTACTACTTCTGCAGTATCCAATTTACCCAAAGAAGCCATAGCAATTGTTACTGCAGGATTAATGTGTCCACCGGATAACTTAGCTGTAAGAAGTATAACTAAAGCTAAAGCAGCACCAATAGCAAGTGGATTTCCTGTTGCAATAATCACATACACAAAGAACATAGTTCCAACGAATTCTGCTAAATAATTATACATGTCTTATTGTATTATATTATAAATTTATAAAAAAATTGATTCTAAAAATAGAGTTTATGTACAAATTATTGAATATAATATTTATTATGGTTCTTGGAATTCTTAGTTTAATTGCTTTATTATTATACATTAGAATTAGATTGAGTATTAAATTACATGAAAAAATGTATCATGAATCTATTGATGTAGATAAAAATATAAAATTAGATAAAACTATTACATTAAGAAATGAAATTGAAAATAAAATAAAAGAAGATATTGTAAGAATACAAAATAATATTTCACAAAAAGAAATGGATGATAGATGGTTTTATATAGAACAACGGTTAAATTTAAATAATCAATTAAATATGTAATGAACTAAATTTACATATTTATAGATGAGCCATTCTATGTGTTTTTTTTGGAGGAACGATTGAACCAGCATTTCGTGTACGTGTCAAAGCATTTCTTACACTATTTGTTTCTTCAGATGATGTAAATGTCATAGGTTCATTATTCGCATTCAAACTTCCATTTCCAATACTATTGACTTTTCTTTTGTATGCAATATAGGAAGCATCACGATTTCCATTCATCCATTTTTTTTGTTGTGATTCTTGTAGTGTTGGTGTAAAAAAACTTGCCATATAATTATTACGGTTGCGAGAAAATGTACTTGTATTATCACTTGTGCTATCCTTAAGTGGCATAGCTTTTATACCTGATAATACACTATTATTTAAAGAATGAATTGATAAAAATTTATATACTCCTGCCATAGATATAAATTATCATCACATTTTATAAATGTGCTAAATGCATTAATCAATAATGCTTTGTATAATTAATATAATCATACAAAGTTATCTCCATTATGCTGGTAGTACACTCTTGGTTCTAACATTATTAAAATAATTACCGATCATATTAGTGTGACCGTCACCTCCAAAAGTTTTATCATTATAATTACGGTTTGAAGCTTGTTGTTTTCTAAATCTAATATAATCGGATGAGTCTGCAACCCATCGTACATTACAGTTAGAAGCAGGAACACCGGTTAGATCACAGATCGAGTTTTGGTGTCTAATATTTCTACCATATCCAGGACGACTGGCATTAACTTGATTAGCACCTCCACAATTGTAGTTTTGACGAGCTAAAAAATCTCCGGAATTATTTACAGCACGGAAAGGAGTAATGACACGTTTATGTCCATTTACAGTTCCTGTAGCATAAGCAGTATTCCAAGATTTTACTAAAACTTTTCTTTGTAAGGTATTTTCTCCATCTTTATAGTTTAGTACACTTTGAGTAGGAGAAACACCTTCAATACCTCCACCTAAATTGGTTCCGCCAAGTTTAGGTGTAACTAAAAAATTAACATTAAATACTCTTGACATTTTATATATATATAAACGAAGGATATTTTATTTGCAATATATATACAAATTATATTATGTCCAATAGTGAAATAAAATATAATCCATTATGTGTTAGACAAAAAAGTAATTGGAGTAAATTAGACAAAAGATATAAATTTGACAATAAAAGTTTTAATCCAGAACAAATGGAAAAGAATATTGATTATTATTCCCCTAAATTGAAAGTATTATTAGATAAAATACAATCACTTGATAAAAGTGATAAAGCTAAATATGGTAAGAAATTCAAACATTTTATATTTTCGGATATAAAAACTGCAGCATATGGTCCTAAAATGATTAGTTCTGCACTTATTTCAAAAGGTTGGACATTAGCTTATGATTCTCAATTAAAGAAAAATGGGTCATATGGAGCTATGGAATTATTGTCTGATGAGCAATTATTGAAAACTAAAGGTGATAATTTTTACTTATTATCTTCTGTAAGTGTTTACGATAAACCAATTAGTGTTAGAACAAAAAAAGCTATTTTATCGAAGTTTAATGAAAGACCAACTAATGTTTATGGTGATTTAGCAAGAATTATTGTTATGGATAGTGGATTTAAGGAAGGAATTGATTTGTTTGATATTAAATATGTTCATATTTTCGAACCATCTGTAAATGCTGCTGATCAAAAACAAGTAATTGGAAGAGGAACACGAACGTGTGGTCAAAAAGGTCTTGACTTTCATCCAACAAAAGGATGGCCACTTCATGTTTTTGTATATGATCTTACAATTCCAGATAGTTTAGTAAGTAGTTTCCGTGATTCTAATACAGTTTTTGATTTATATCTAAAAGCTATGAATTTTAATGTTAATTTATTAAATTTAGCTTCTGAAGTTGAAAAAGAATCTATGTATGGTTCCGTTGATTATGAATTAAATGAAAATATACACAGTTTTTCAATTTCTGGTGATGATTCTGATGATGAAGATGAAAAACCTACTAAAAAAGGTGGAAAAGTAGAATATGATAGAAAAGAGCCTGTTTTTCCAACAGAAACTCAATATTTCTTTTATGAAGGAGTAAAATATAAAATACCTTTTATGGTTCCAGTTGATTCAGAATCTGGAGAAACTGGATTTGGACTCCCTTATGCAACTTTTTCCAAACCACTCAATTTTGAAAACATGAGATCTTATATAAAAGATAATTATAGTGATTATAAGTGGGATGAAGTTAAGATGGAAAATAATTGTGTTCCTAAAGATGATATTCCAGCCGATTGTCCTAAACCAAAAGATGAAAAAATAGTAAAATCAAACAATTCCAGTATTTTAAATTACACTCCTACACAAGATTTTATTCGTCATTACTTTTCCCCTAAATGTCCTGTTAAAGGTATGCTTTTATGGCACAGCGTAGGAACTGGTAAAACTTGTAGTGCTATAGCTTGTGCATCTGCTAATTTTGCTCCTACAGGATATACTATTTTATGGGTTACACGAACTACTTTGAAAAATGATATTTGGAAAAATATGTTTGGTCAAGTATGTAATGAAGATATACGTAATAAAATATTAGCAGGTGAAGAAATTCCAACTGATATTGAGAGTCAAATGCGTTTATTAAGTCCTGCATGGCGTATTCGTCCTATTTCATACAAGCAATTTTCTAATTTGGTTTCTAAGAAAAATGAATATTACAAAAGATTGGTTCGTGAAAACGGCGTTAAAGACCCTTTACGTAAAACACTTATTATTATTGACGAGGCTCATAAACTATATGGCGGCGGTGATTTATCCAGTATTGAACGTCCTGATATGAAGGCTTTACATAGATCTTTAATGGCTTCTTATGAAATATCTGGAATGGATTCTGTAAGATTACTTTTAATGACTGCGACACCTATTACTGAATCTCCTATGGAACTCATACAATTAATTAATTTGTGTAAGAGTAAAGATGAACAAATGCCTTTTGAATATGAAGACTTTACAAAGAGTTATTTAAATGAAGAAGGTTCTCAATTTACTAAAAAAGGTCGTGAAAAATATTTGGATAATATTGCAGGACATATTAGTTATTTGAATAGAGAAAAAGATGCACGCCAATTCTCGCAACCGCGTGTTGAAAAAATCTCTGTACCTTTGATTAAAAACTTGTCTGATATTGAAAAATTTGATATAAACAAAATTAAGAAAACTTTAACAAGTGAATTAGATTTACCAATACAAAAATTAGAAAGTGATTTACAAGAATCAATCGATGATTTTGAAGAAAACTTTAAAGATCAAACTGCTATTAAAGATTTAAAACGAAACTGCAAGGATTATAACATTCCTGCAAGAAAATGTAATGCTATTATTAACAAAAATATTAAAGAGTTGAAACAAGAAATTCAAACTTACGTTAAACCTTTAAAAAAGAAAATATCAGATATTCGTAATGATATTAAACACACTAAAACTGCTAAAAGAACTAGTTTAAGTAAATTTAGAAAAACTATGAAGGAACATCCTGAAGAATTTGAACGATTTGAAAAATCTCCTTATAATGTTATTAAAAACGATTGTGCAAGACGTATTAAATCTACCGATCCTGCTTTATTGGAACATCCTGAACTTGTTGAATACAACGATCAAATAAAACAAAGTAAATTAGAAATTGAACAATTAAAGGAAAATTTAGCTATTGACATAGATGCTAAGAGAGAAATGATTATAGAATTAAATCAACAATCCAAACAAAGAGGATTAACAAAAATTGAAAAAGATTCTTTGAAAAAAACGGTTAAAGAATATAAGGGTAATTTCAAGAATACAAAGAATGATTTAGAAAATGAAACAAAAACTAAAATTGATGGCGTAAATAAAAGTATTAAAAATTTAGTAAAAGATAGACAATCAAAATATAAAACTATTTTAAGAACTTTGAAAAAGCAAGAAAAACAATTAAAGAAGGATCAAGGAAAAATGAATAGTTTACAAAAAACCAAGAAAAAACAAGAATCTTTAACAAAAACTTTTAAAGAAAATAATATTTCGAGTTTAGTTAAAAAATACGATGCTAATTTAGAAAAACAGTTAAAAGCCGAAGAAAGTAAATAATTATATTGTGTTTGATAATATTCTAAATTTTCTTATAATATACAAAATGACTGATTTTGATAAACTTAATATGGAAATGTTGATGAATAAAAAACAATATCAAAAATATTTATCTAAAACTGATCCAGACAAACATAAAGTTCATTTAGAGTTTTTAAAATCAGTTAAAAAACATAAATATGAAATATTAAAACTCACAAACCAGTTTTTGGATAATCCAAATACCGATTTTAATTTATCTGTAAATGAAATGTTTGAAACTTATGCAAAATCACTTATAGAATTTATTGAAATTAAAAAACTAGATCAACAAACTAATGGAGGTTGTTATGAAAATGATTATCAAGACGATGAAAATGAAGCATTTGATAAAGAACAAGATGACGATGAAAATGAAGATGAAACTTATTTTGGTCAGGATCATTACCTTCCAAATAGAAGTATTGATTCATTTTGGGGAAAAAATATAACCAAAAAAAACTAAAATGATATTTTTGAAAAAATTAAAAATATCAATTTATATTAATAGATTAATAAGAAAATGCCACGTAAGTCTTATAAAAATAAAAAGAACAAAAAGAGAACCACTCAAAAAAAAAAAGACTCTTTCGAACAAATGAATTGTAATCCTTTGGTAGAAGGTAAAACTGTTTCTTCTATTAGTTGTTTAACACCAGAAGCATTATTAAAAATTAAATATGAATATAACAATTCACATCCTAGTGATATAATTGATACTAAAGATCCTAGAAAAATTTATTCAGAACTTAAAAATAAATTAGACCATTGTGATAAAGAAGATTGTTGGTTAGAACAAATACAAGACAAACAACTACGAAACACTATAGATAATTTAAGTTTTGCACCAGACGAACCAGATGAGTGGAAAAACAATCCAGATGAATGGCTTTCTAATTTCGATATATTTAATGTTATGCATCAATTTGAACAAAAACATGGTGAATTTAAATTTTTGGGACCAACATCAATTGATTTTGATTCTAAATTACCACAAAAAGGAGGAAAATGTGTAGAAGAAGATCTTTGTAATTTTTCACTTTATTATTGGATGAAAAAAGGGAAAACTAAATTTGGAATTGTATTTAATTTAGATAAACACGATGAACCTGGATCACATTGGGTATCTTTATTTATTGATACTAAAAACAAATTCGTATTTTACTTTGATAGTGCAGGTGCAAAAAAAGTTCCAGATGAAATCACTTCTTTTGTAGAAAAAATACAAGAACAAGGAAATGAAAACAATATTAAATTAACTTATTATAATAATAAAGGTATTCAGCATCAAAAAGGAAACACAGAATGTGGTATGTATTCTTTATTTTTCATTATTACTATGCTTACTGGAAAAGTACCATTTTTGAAAACAAATTTGAATGTTAAAAAACGTATTAAGATGTTTCTTAAAGTAAAAATACCTGATAAATTAGTGTTTGATTATAGAGAATTATATTTTAACGAAAAATAGGAACATAATATATTTTTTTGAATTTGTCATAAATATATTTACATATGTATATAGTCCATGGAACATATTATTAATATAAAGCCACGTAGAGCATTTAATAAAAAATTTAAAGGGTTTATAAATAATATATTGAAATACAAACAGAAAACAAGAAAAAGAAATAATAGAAAAAATGGAAAAACAAAAAAAAATAAAGGCGGAAGACAAAAAAACAAAATTATTGTAAATGTTGCTATTTCAAAAGAAAATGATCCATATATTACTGTTGATGGTGTACATTATCCTGCAGTTATTAATATGTGGGATGATTGGTTTGGAAGTGTTGAAGATTTTATGGGAATTTTAATGGATTCAAAAGATGTAAAACGTGATCCGAAATTTGTACAAAATATTGAAATCAGTTATGATAAAAAAAAAGGAAAACCCGATGTACAATTGACTGAGTATGAAGATGAAGATGAAAATGAAGATGAAGATGAAAATGAAAATGAAGATAGTGACACTAGCGATGAAGAAAATTAGGAAAATTAAAATCAAATAAACAATATAGAATTATATTTTTTATTATTACACATAGGATGTCATTATTTATAGAACGAAGTAATCAAAATCTATTATGGGAAATGATACATAAAAATACACAATTAAATCAAGCTTTTGAAAATGAGAATAATAAACAAGAGTGGTTTAAACAAATTATTTCAAATAAATATCAAACACTTAATAGCGAAGTATTGTCTAGAGAACGATTAAGTTCAATTAACAAAGAAGTATTATCTAGTATGTGGAGTGGGTTGCAAAATATATTAGTTGAAAAGAATACACGTGTAAATACACAAACAAATTCTCAAATGAATACTACTATTGAATCAACATATTCTAGAAGTTTGCCTAAACAAGATACTTATAATAGTACATTCGAGAACCGTCAAAAAGAGTATAATCAAATGTTTCAAAGACCAGTTCCTACAGATATTGATTTTACTGAAAAACAAGATGATGAAGCAATAACAAATATGAATGAACTTATTGAAAAAGCAAAAAGAGAACGTGAACAAGAATATACTCAATATTCTCCTCCTTCATTAATTCCACCAAAATCACTTTCCCTAAATATTCAGGAAGATATATCTGAAAATTTAATAACAGAAAATTTAGATATTCCTAAAGTATCTTTTTCAGAAGAAAATCAGGATTCTGAATTTAAAAAATTGGAGAACTTAATTTTAAAAATGAATGAAAATATAGAAGAAATTAGTAAAAGAATTATTAAAATAGAAAATTTCATGGAAATTAATTGTACAGTTTCTAAAACAAATATTTTGGAACATCATTTAGAGGAAAAAAAAGAAGAACCATTTATAGTTACACAAAATGAAAATGATGATTGGAATGCAACAGTTGTTAAAATTGAAAGTAATAAAGAGAATAAAGAATAAGTATATTTAATAATATTATGGAATTATTAAAGAATACACTTTATATTAATTTGGACCATCGTGAAGACCGAAAAGAAAACGTTGAAAATCAACTAAAGTCTATTAATGTTACTGGTGAACGTTTTTCTGCAATAAAGACAAAAGCTGGTTGTGTTGGATGTACTATGAGTCATATAAAGTGTCTTGAATTAGCAATTGAACGTAAGTATGAGTATGTATTTATATGTGAAGATGATATTAAATTTACTAATCCAAAATTATTTTTAAAAAATTTAGAACAATTTTATCAAACAAGTATTCCTTGGGATGTAATTATTGTTTGTGGAAATAATTGTCCACCTTATTTACAAATATCAAATTTTTGTATAAGATGTAAAAATGTGCAAACAACTACTGGATATATTGTCCACAACAAGTTCTTTGATACTTTGTTATCTAATTTTAAATCTGGATTGACAAATTTACTTAGAGAACCAGAGAACAAACAAAAATATGCTATTGATATGTATTGGAAACATCTACAAAAAGATTCATACTTTTTTATGATAATTCCAGCAACAGTTACACAATTAGAAAGTCATAGTGATGTTGAGAACCGTTCTATAAAATACGATCATTTGATGTTGGATATTGACAAAAAGGAGTTAATAGAACAATATCAGAAAATGATATTGAATGGTCAACTAAAGATGGGAAATGTTATAAATGTAAACCCTACTTAAATAATACTTTTATTATATATACTTATAAGTATGTATCATATTGCACATAGAGGTTATAGCGATTTTCATAAGGATAATACATTTAATTCATTTAAAGCAGCTATAGATAATCATTTTGATATGATTGAAATGGATCTTGTTTTAACAAAAGATAAACAAATTGCTGTGTATCATGATACATTTTTTGAAGATAAACTTATTATAAATATTACATTAGACGAATTAAAAAAATATGATTCAGAAATTTTGTCTTTACAAGAATTTTTTGATAAAATAGATCATACAAAAATAAACTTGTATTTAGATATAAAGGGTAATAATATAGATATATGCGAAATATTAGAAAAAATATTAAATGTTAATAATCCAAATGTATTTATAGGAAGTTTTAATTTTTGTATTATTCAACATATAAAGAAAATAAATCCTTCAAGACAAGTTGGTTTTATTACAGAAAATATATTTAATGAAAATATATTTAAAGTACTTTGTGAAATTGGAATTTCATTCGTTTCTTTTCACTGGACATCTTTGGATTCAAACATGATTGAATATTTGCGTAATAAAGGTATTTATATATTCACATACACTTGTAAAAATAAAAATATAGAAGAATTTATGAAACAATATAATATTGATGGGATTGTGTCAAATTATAAATTAAATGACCCTTAAACTTTTTACTAACATATTATATAACTTTATATGAATGATGATAAAAAACATAATGAAAATTTAGATTTTGCAGAAAGAGGTACTTCTAATATAAATTCATACAAAAAATAATGTTAGGTTCTCAAATACTATTTAGGTTCTCAAATTCCTAAATTAAATTTGTATGAAAAAAAATAGAAAAAAATCCAACAAGAAATATTTTATGTTTTTCTACACACAAAATATTTTTAGGAATTTGAGAACCAAAATAGCATTCGAGAACCTAATTTTGTAATCTAAGAAAACTAGCCATTACATTTTTGTTTTTTTCCGCATATTCCAAGGATTGTAAATGCGATTGATGTTGTTTAGCCAACATGCGTTCTCGATGTGCATCTTGTTCTATTTTCAGTTGCATTTCAGCGGATGCTTTTTCTAAAGGCGTAAGAACTTGTGAAGATCGTGAGCGATTATATTCATCAACATTTTTGAATTTTTGAACTTTATCATAGTCACGTTCAGATACAGAAAAAACGGTTTCATCTTTATGGACTTTACGTAAATCATCGTATTTTAGTTTTCCAAAAGGATCTGATGTAACATAAGATTGAGAATCATCGTCATCATACAATTTAGAAGCGTTTGACGATGCAGATACCATATTTTGAAGTTGATTATGTTTGATTAATGCCGAGTTTTTTTCTTTGATAGTTTCTAAAGTTCTCGACATATGATCTTTAGTTTTTACATCGCTATAATCATACAAAGGGTCATTATTACGGAACCAATCATTTTTAGATTCGTCTACGTGTTTTACCATGTTTTTTTCGAAAATATCGTTAAATCTGGATTGAAAATCTGATTTTTCCGAGGCTTTTTGTATTGATTTTGAAATATGGTCATCAGAATTTTCATTTTGTATGGGTGTATAATCAATATTTGAATGAGGAACTTGATGTGAAGTTTTGGTTTGGTCGTTGTAATATTGATAAACGATTTCGTATGCTTTTTTGTAGAATAAAAAGTATTCGGATGGTAAATGTGATTTATCAGGATGCATTTTAAGGACCATCATTTTAGCCTTTTTTAATTGATCCAAAGATATATTGTAAGATAGATTGAAGAGCTCTAGAATTTCTTTAAAAGAATACATTTGAATATTTAAATTGTGAGAACTCATACAGATTATATATTTAAATAAAATATATAATATTTGTTTAAATCTATAAAAAGGTTATCTAATAATAATAAATATATAAAGTAAAATGTTTAAAAAAATGTCTTTTACAGATGTATATAGAGAGCCTATTGTAGAAATGGAATCGTGTCAAATAAAACTTCCAGATAAAACTTTACATTCATTATCTAAACAAGGTTTAGCTACACTTTTGCAGAATAATCCTGGTGTAGTTATTCTTAAGTTTGGTGCAGAATGGTGTGGTCCTTGTAAAAAAATAGAAGGAATAGTGTATGAATGGTTCTCTAAATTGCCAGAAAATGAAACACAGTGTGTTTTAATAGATATCGACGATGATGAGTGTTTTGATTTATATGCAACATTAAAATCTAAGAAGATGGTTAATGGAGTTCCTACAATTTTGGCTTATGTAAAAGGTAATATGAATATCATTCCAGATTTTAATGTAGTTGGTACAGATTCAACTCAATTGAATTATTTTTTTAACCGATGTTTGCTGTCTTTAAGACAATAATTATTTACGACGACGTGAATTTTTTCGAACTTGTTTCTTTGAAATGGTTTTACGTTTTTTTTGTTTTTTACCACCTGTAGTTGGAGCTTCTTCTTGTGGAGCTTCTTCTTGTGGAGCTTCTTCTTGTGGAGCTTCTTCTTGTGGAGCTTCCTCTTGAGGAGCTTCTTCTTGAGGAGCTTCTTCTTGAGGAGGTTCTTCTTGAGGTTGTTCTTCTTCTTGAGGTTGTTCTTCTTCTTGAGGAGATTCCTCTGGTGGAGCTTCTTCTGTAGATTCTTCTTGAGGTTGTTCATACATAGATTGATCATCAGCACCCGATTCAGAAAACTTTCCAACATCATCATCTAACAAAGTAACAACAGAAAGTACAGCAGTAGTTAATCCAATCATTATATAAGTAAAATAGGGAATACCATTATATCCATGAAAAAGTGATTTATTTTCTCCGTTCATAGGCATATTGAGTATGATTATATTAATATAGATGTATATATTAATATAATTATTTTTAAATATTCAAAATTCTGGAAAATTATAATCGTCGTAAAGACCGCTGGCACATAAAGAAATTTCTCTAATATCTGTAGTTACTATAAGATTTTGTACACATATTCTTCTAGATCTTTTTAATTCTTGTAATTTTTTGTATAACACAAAATTATATTCCATAGTTTCAAGATCTGGTTCATGAATATCAGGTGTTTCTCCAATATATTTTAATTCTTTATCCATATTTTTATTTTTGTATGTAAGTGAAGCGTTATGTAAATAAGGGTTAAACTCATTTCTAATATAAATAGTACGAAAACTATTAATCCTAAACAATTGAAATAAAGATAATATCCAAAATGATTTTATAAAATTGTTCATATTTATATATATTTTGTATGATTTTTCTATATATATTTTAATATCTATAAACTCTTGTACGAGCTTTTATAAATTTATCATTCCACGCTTCTTTGATTGGTTGAGAAACATGTGTCAATCTATGACGTTCAAACTCTTCGGGATTATTATAATATAGCTTACGTGGTTCTAAATGATCCTTACAATAAGGAGCGGTTGAATCAGTTACTATAAAATATAGATCTTCAAATTTAGACCCTACGCGATGTTCTAAGTAAGCACCACTTGTAGCATGACGAATAAATCCATTTCTCAATACTGGAGTTGAATATGATTCAATTTTATAATTTTTACCTTTTCTAATATAGTTAATACAATAATATCCTTTATCTAATTTCTTGTATTCTCTATTAATTCGACGACGCTCATTCATTACTGTATCAACTCCAGAAGATGTTTCATCAGAATCATCATCACAAACATATTCGTTATCAATCGAGGCATCGTCAGGTAAATATTCTTCTTGGTTCATTTTTGAAAGTGTTATAAAATTTTATAGTAGTTTAAACTGTAAATATAATAATTATTATATGTATTTATTAATTAATTATCTTTAAGCGGTTTCGAATAATATTCTAATTATATAATATAATTTATATGGAATTCACTACACAAGAACCGGTACCACCTCCCTACCTTACTGCCACCGTTCTACGCAGGATGAAAAAAGAGAAGGACCAAAAAGGACTATTTTTTAGATTAAGACTTTTTGATGAGTGTGGATATGTTTTTGAAATAACTGAATTCACAGTAAACAGTACCGATAACACAGTAGAAATAAAAGCTAAGACAGTAGTAGAAAAACAAAGCGATGCTGAAAATATAATTATTAATTTTGATTTAAGTAGAAGAGAGTATACTTGGAGGACCGATCTTCTTCCAGAAGCGGAATACCAAAGACCTGTTAAGGAAGGTGGTTCAAAAAAACGTACAAAAAAGAGAAAAACTAAAAAGAGAAAAACT